CACAAAGAGTAATTGATCGTTTAATAGCCAAACGAAAAGTTTACGACATTCCGCCAGAACTTAAAACCAAAACTCCGGCTGAAATAAATGCCCCCGCTGATTCCGTAGGTAAAGCAACGCCAGCTTCTTTTATTAGCCCGTACTACGGAGAACAATTTAACAACGAAGTAAAAAAAGCTAAGTTTGAAAACACTAAACTTAAAGTGCTTACTAACGAAAGCTATCCAGCTTTGTTTGAAGAAATTCCGTATGAAAAAAAAAGCAGGTCCAGTGCCTACTACACACCCATTCAAAAAAGTGTAAAAGTGCCTTCGGTAACACTTACTGGCCCTGAAGGACAGGCTGTAAGAAAAGAAAATGCACCTATACTTGAAAAGTGGTTAAATATGCCGAAAGATTCTGAGGAGTATAGAGCCGCTAAAGAGAATATTGAGGGCAACGCCTACGGTAGTACAGAAGATTACGCGGATACATCTGGAACGGCAGAACATGAGTTTGGGCATCATTACGCTAAGCCATCGCCCGAGTTAAAAAATAAAATTGGTGGTAAGTTTGGGGGCGAAGTGGGCGAACAATATCTTATTAAGCAAACGCATATAGCTAAGCCAGATGAAGTGGTAAACTCTTTGGGTAGGCTCCAGCGCGAGACTTTTAAAGCAACTGGTAAGCGTTATGACTCAGAAGGATTCAAAAAACTAATTCAGAGTGGAAAGACTCCGGACTATCTTACGCCAGAAGGTCGAAGAGTAATTAACCATATGCGCTTTCAGTTTAAGGATCGTGAAAATTCAAAATCAGAAGCCGACAAGTATCTTGAAACAGTTTCAAAACTAATTCCAGCCTTAGTTAAAAACGAAGAACCAAAGTCTTTTGAAGACGCGGTAAACCAAAGAATGTCGTGAACAAAAAAACCGTAGCCATTTGTGTAGGACATAGCCGCAGCAACGATGACGGAGCTGAGAACGTGGACGGCGTTACGGAGTGGGCGTTTAACCAGCCTTTAGCCAAACGAGTTTGCGAGCTTGTGGCGCAAATGGGACACAACGCTATTTTGGTAGACCTGTACGAAGGCCCAAGTTACGGCAGCGCAATGCGTTGGTTAGCTGAACACCTTAAAGAAATCAAAGCAGACGCAGCCGTCGAGCTGCATTTCAACTCAGCTGGTTCTATGGCTACAGGCTATGAGTTCTTGTACTGCGGCGTTAGCCCAAAAGGATTAACGCTGGCATCCAAACTCAGCGCAAGTTTTGCCAAAGCGTTTCCCGAACAGAAGAACAGAGGCTTAAAGGCTTTAAACAAAAACGACCGAGGCGGTACGTTTGTTCTAAAGACCCACTGCCCTGCTGTTATTTGCGAACCGTTCTTCGGCAGCAACAGGAAAGACTCTGATTTCTTTAGCGCACACAGAGAGGAACTAGCCAAAGCATACGCTGAAGGAATCCTTAACTGGTTAGCGTAATGTGTTAAACGCTATACAATAACTTGACTTTTTGGCTGGTTAAACGTACATTACAACTTTAATTTAAATGGCTAACTCTGAATACAATCTTACCGTAGTTAATGGCACAGCCTTAACCATTTCGTTAAGTGGTCCAGTAGGGCCAGCGGGTGCTGGCGGTGGGGGTGGTACTGTAGATGAAGCCATTACCGACGGTAGTACAAACGCTGTATCAGGCAACGCCGTGTTTGATGCGCTTGCGCTTAAAGCTCCGCTTGCTAGCCCATCGTTTACGGGAGCAGTGGTTTGTAGTACAACTACAGCCGCTACTGACGCTATATACGCGTATTCCGAAACTGGCTCTGGCGTAGTTGCAAGCAGTTTCAGCAGTACCGCTCTCTATGCTGAAAGTGAAAGCGGAATGGGGACAAACGCTTCCACCGTATCAGGCACTTACCACGCTAAGTTTGGGGACACGGACATTAACCAATCTTTCGTTGCCCGCGTTAAAGGCGCGTTCGGCTGGATTAGAGGCAGCTTTACAGGACGCATCCACCCACCAGACACGATAACGGCGGACAGAACCTACACGCTGCCAGATGGAAGCGGCACGGTCGCGCTGGTTAATTCAGCGCAGACGTTTACCGGACTACAGCAGTCCAGCACACGACCACGGTCAAGCGCGGCACTCACTCCTGCCAATACAACGGAGCTAATCACATTGGCAGACGGGGACTCCAGATACGGAGCGTTCTATAATGGTGTTTCAATCCCTCAAGTCTCTTCCACTAATAATACACCGATAAAGGTAGCCTCTGTGATTCTGCCTATCGGTGTTTATCAAATTGATTCTTTTGTCGCATCTGTCCACGGCACGGTTGGATTATGCACGATTGGGTTGAGAACAAGCCAAACCGCTAAGATCACGGCTTTTGAAAATTATGGCAACGACAATACGTCCCATGTAAGCAGCGCGATTGCAACCGATAATTTCGCTGGGGCTTCACAAAGATCGGCAACTTCAGGCGGTACATTCAGCAGGCGGGTAACCGGAATTATCGAGATCGCCACTGCTAGCACAGAACTTTCAATCGAGTATTGTCAAGGCGTAACAGATGCGAGTGCTTCACTCACCAGAAAAAGAGCATACATCACCGCGACCAAACTCAGTTAATTCCCTATGTCCATCATCCGTCAACTCACCGAAGCCGAAGCCGACTTGCAGGCAAAAGAACAACTCGTCCTGCAAGCAGGCGAAGCAACGCACCACCTTGCTTCGACGCTAGCCACCACCAACGCGCAGTTCTGGAGCCTTCCAACTGACCGCTTGCTGGCTGTGCTAAACGCCGACATTCCGGCTACGCTCGCTACCTTTGAAGCCAACACCGCGTTAGGCTTGCAGGTCAACGCCAGCCTCGACGCGCTTGCCGTTTCGCGTTTTTCCACCCGTGCGCCTGTAACCGCTGGCAGGTCGGACATTGTGTTCGACGGCGCGGCATTTGTATATGTCGCGCCGCCAGAGCCAGAGCCAGAAGTATAACTTATAAGCTTGACTTAACACCCCTAAAAACCCATTGTACTCGCCATAATGTCCGCTGCCAAATACGATTTAACAATTCCAAAGGGTGAAGACTATAACTTCACGCTACGAATTCTGGACTCGTTGGAAGCTCCTGCCACTCTTGCAGCTGCCGCGCCATTTGGCAAAGCAGAAATACGCGAAGCTGACCGCAAGCCTTTAGCTGCGGCTTTTACGATCACCTCTTTGGGCGACGGCACTTTAAAGTTCGCGTTAACCGATACGCAGACGCTTACACTAGACGCAAACAAGCGTTATAAGTGGGACTTCTTCTGGTTTGATGCCGCTGGTAACCGACTTAAGTTACTTTACGGAGACGTTAAAGTAGATGCTAATATTTCACACTTAACTTAATGGCTAACTCTGAATACAATCTTACCGTAGTTGATGGCACAGCCTTAACCATTTCGTTAAGCGGTCCAGCAGGTCCAGCAGGTCCAGCAGGGCCAGCAGGGCCAGCAGGAACAGGCGGAGCCACACCAGCAGGAAACGCTGGATCGGTACAATTTAGCGATGGCACTGCGCTTGCAGCAAACAGCGGTCTAGTCTACACAGGCACGGGCAATACTGGCGTGCTAAAAGTAGGTGGCGGTAGCGTTATAATGTCTGACCCTACGGTTTCCCAAAACGTAGCGATTGGTGGTGGCAATCCCACTTTGCCATTTGCGGCATTGACTACTGGACAATACAATACATCTGTCGGAACTGGAAACCTGTCACTGCTTACAACTGGTAGCAAAAACGTAGCAATCGGCACATCAACCCTTGTAAGCGTCACCACTGGTTCTGAAAATTTTGGTTTCGGTGTAAATACGCTTTATAATCTTACTACGGGGATAAGCAATATTGCCATCGGTACTGGCGTTGCTTCTAACATAACAACTGGTTCTAATAATATTTGCATTGGAGGCAACCCACTAAGTGCTAACGACGAATCGTCAATCGCTATTGGTGCGGGGGGTGATGGCAGCAGCACGACGGTAATTGGTCGAGGGGGTAATTCACCAAACACTCAAACCAGACTCATAGGCAACACGCTAATCTTAGGTCGCCAAGACCTGACCACAGGCACTGAAAAACGGACATTGATTGTTCAGACCGCGCAAACAAATAACAAAACGATTACTCTGCCGAACGCAACTGGCACTGTGCCTGTTTACAATGGTGCAGCAGCAAGTGGCAAAGTCTTGACCTCAAGCGGGACAGACGGTGCAGCAACATGGGCAGACCCAACTGCTGCTGGCGTGACCAGCATCATCGCTGGCAATGGGCTTAGTGGCGGGACTATTACAACATCTGGTACGATTGCGCTGGCGAACACAACAGTGACGGCGGGGTCCTATACCATCGCCGACATCACTGTGGATGCTCAAGGACGCATCACCGCTGCGGCAAGCGGATCTACTGCTAGCGTCACAGTTGCAAACATAACGGGACTTGGAACTGGCGTAGCAACATCACTAGGTGTTGCTAACAATTCGGCAGGTGGATACTCGCCAATTGATGGCGTTGCAACGCTTACCAATAAAACATTAACAAGCCCCGTAATTGCCAACATAAACCCCAGCGCAAATTTTACAATCACTCAGAACAACGTGGCGGCAATCACCAGCGAGAACACTGGCGCAACAGTAAACACGTTGTATTTAAAACAAGGCAGCGTCGGCATTGGTCTAATTGCGCCAGAAAAAACACTTCACGTTGAGGGTGCGGCATCTGATTCACGTCTAGCGGCTTCAGGTATATTTGCCATTGGAACTCCGCAGAAGCAAAATCAATATAAATCCAGACTTTTCTTCGGAATCGACAATACAACAAACTTTTCGGCTGGACAGGCATTTATACAAGCTAGAGATATTCAAAATAATGCGAATTCCAACGTACTACTTAATCCGAATGGTGGTGGCGTGGCAATCGGAGCAACATTAGCCGACCTACCTCTTGTTGTCGGCAATGCTGTAGATTGTTTTGCTAAAATAACTAACACAAGTGGGTTTGGCGGTGGTAACGGAGTCACACCTTTTTCTGGTATTTGTTTTCAGGTCGCAGCCGCTAACACTAAAGGTTATATAAAAGGTGGTATTATTTTCAAGACGACAGAAAATAGTAATGGTTATGCGCGTGGACAACTACGCTTCTGCCTTAACACAGTTGCTTCTGATGAGAGTGTACACGGATCGCTGAGCGGCCCAGCGGTTGTCGTAAATACAGCCACGGTTGATGCATCTACCGTAATGACAATGGATTACGTTGCCCAAACGGTGTCTATTGGCACTACTACTCAATCCGCAAAACTAAGCATTGTAGCCACAATAGAGCAGCAACGCATTGGTTACGATGCTTCCAACTACTACAAAACTACGGTAAGTGCAACTGGAGGTGTTACATTTGATGCTACGGGAACTGGGTCTAGCTTTACTTTTGCTGATCCAGTCATCCATCAAAGCACGATGCGCCTTAAATCGTACACCGTTGCTACGTTGCCAGCAAACCCGATTCAAGGGGATTGCGCTTATGTAACTGACGCTTCGGCCCCCACGTTTATGAGCGTAATTGTAGGCGGCGGTGCAGTGGTTACTAGAGTATTTTATAATGGGACTAACTGGACAGCACAATAAATTAAAAAACAAATGATTACCGAACGCATTATCATCACATTCAACCAAGACGGATCATTCCGTGGGGCATCCGCCACTGATTGGAGCGGTCAAATAGCACCTATTACTTCCGAAGATATTTCTGAAGTAAATCTGTCACTTGTTGCTCAATACGCAGAACTAAAAACTAAAGTAGACAACATACTTATAGATGTTTCGGCTGCTGTAGTTGCTAATGATATTGTTGCAATGAAAACCATTGCCAATGAAGTCCTCAAGCCTGACGTACAAAGAAAGAAAGAAGCAGCAGAAGCCAATATTGCTGCCGCAGAAGAAGCCCTAATTGAAGCAAGGGCGTTATTGGCTTATATCATCGCACCGCCTGCACCAGAACCACCACCTGCACGAGAGCCATGATGAGAGTGTTGCTGGTCATGCTGATGCTAGCTACCTCTGCACTAGCCGACCGCACAGTGACCTTTGCATGGGACGCTACGGCGGATGCGGACTCATACACGCTATACATTAACGGCGTTCCCGTAGCCAGCACTAGCAACACCGAGGTAACCGTACAGATTCCTGACGGCAGAACCAACGCTAACGTGACAGGCAGCAACATCGCAGGTGAAAGCGAGCCGTCTGCAACGCTAGTCGTTCCACCTGCACCGACTATACCAAAAGGATTTCGTATTAGCAAAATCATTCGCACCACTATCTCAACGCCTAAATGAAGGCGTTCAACCACACAACACTATGAAACAAGGACTATACAGTAATATCAAAGCCAAACAAGACCGCATTAAAGGTGGCAGCGGCGAGAAGATGAACAAAGTCGGCAGCAAAGCAGCACCAACGGCAAAGAACTTCAAGGACGCAGCTAAGACAGCGAAGAAACCAAAATAATGAAGGCTTGCTTTTTTAAGCTACCTCCAGTAATATACACACCTTATGCCAATGACACCAATCGATAAACAGTCCTTCGGAGAAGGCGGCGCACAGATCGTTACTACAGCAACTATTCCTATTGGTGAGTACTGTGCTATGCAATGCGTAACTGCCGTAACGATTACTATTGCGCTAACCACTCCACTTCTTTTGGGAACCCAAACTGGAATTACGTATCCTGCTGGTTTCGTCTTGTTCACTCCAATTGTTATTGTAAGTGGCTCAACTGGAGCCATTACTGGAACTGCTATATTTTACAAAGCACTTTAACTTTAATGCGTTTAGGTCTAGGAAATACTCTTGCTATTACCAACAAGGTGGGCGACAACCCGTCCGCGTCAACTTACGCAGCTGGTCTTGTTGCAAAATTCTTTAGTGGAAGTTTTAGAGCGACTATTCCGAGTGGGGACATTAATGGTTATCCTCTGCCCTTATCGGCAACAAGTGATTCAACTATAATAGATGGAGGTTCGGGAAGACACGTTAGACAAAATATTGAGTATACTACTCTTGGTGATTCTTACGGGTTCATTGCTATCGGCTACTTTACCCCGCCAACTTCTGGCGATTATTATTTTAGGACAAATTCAGATGATAGTTCTGGCGTATGGGTTGGGAATTTAGCTCTAGAAGGGCAAACAAGAAATGCCTCCAATGCAACTGTAAACAATGGCCTTGGTGGGAATGGACAGGGAGCCACAGATGCAACATCTGCGGCTGTTCCCCTAACAACTGGCACTCAATATCCTATCCGTATAGTGCATGAAGAGGGTGCTGGAGGAGATAACTTAACTTTCAAATGGAGTTCAGATAATGGTTCAAATTACTCGACAAATCTTTCTCAATATTTCTCTCATGCAGTTGTTAATGGTACTCCAACTGGTACTTTTTAACGCATTCCAAATCAGACAACTCGACTAAATGCTAGCAGCCAACTACAACATTACCTTAGATCGCGGAGCGGATTACAGCTTCGTGCTTACGATTCAGAATCAGGCTGGTGCTGCTGTTGATTTAACTAGCACCACCTTTATTGCTGACGTTCGGGAAGTTGCTTCAAAAAAGGAAGTGCTTGATCTTACGCCTACTGTCTTAGGCACTGCGACTAACGGACAAGTTCTTATTACAATTACCAAAGCTCAAACCAAAACCCTACGGGCGGGTAGTGGTATCTATGAGTGGGATCTCTTTATGGATCGCGGCTCGCCTGTAGTACGCACCAGACTCCTTTACGGCTCACTTACCGCTCGCGCACAAACCACTAACGACGCTTAACTATTATGCCTTCTGATACTTATACCCTTGTTATTGCAGATGCTGGCGTTAGTACTCCAGCAGATCTTTCTGTAACTACTGGTAAGATTGCAAACTTAGCGGTAACCACAGCTAAGCTCGAAAACTATACCGCAGCGGGTACTGGCGTTACAACCGCTAAGATCGCAGACGACGCTGTAACCACAGCTAAGATTTTAACCCTTAGCGTAACCACGGATAAGATCGCAGTAGGTGCTGTAACTACAGCGAAGCTTGCGGACTACAGCACAGCGGGCACTGGCGTTACAACCGCTAAGATCGCAGACGGTGCTGTAACCAGCGCAAAGATTGCAGCTACAACTATTACTGATGGCAATATCGCAGCAGGTGCTGCTATCGCTTTAAGCAAGTTGGCAACAGGCGCACTGCCTACTGGGATTACGGTTGGTACTGCATCAACATGCACTGGAAATGCTGCAACCGCTACAACCGCTACAAATTTATCAGGAGCAACTGCTTTTACAATACCTTACCAAACTGCCTCTTCCGCTACAGGATACATACCCGTCGGTGCTGTTGGTCAAATACTCCAAAGCAGTGGGGCGGCAGCACCAACTTGGGTTACAAACCCCACTAATACTGTAGCTAGTGGGGGTACAGGAATAACTTCATATACTACTGGAGATATCCTATACGCTAGCGCAACAAATGTCTTGGGCAAACTTGCCGCATCAGCAACAGTTGGTAGCGTGCTTACGTCTTCTGGTGTGGGTGCGGCCCCAGCATATTCAACCTCTCCAACCCTAACAACGCCGAACTTGGGAATCCCATCAGCAGGAACCCTTACTAATTGTACGGGTTTGCCGTTGGCTGGAGTAGGTATTGTTGCTGGTTCTTTTTCATGGGCTACAACAGGATCAACTCAGGTTTCTGTTCCCGTAACTGGTATGACAGCTACTTCTAAAGTATTCACACAACAGTACGGGAGTACAGGAATAGAAGCTCACGTACTTATGCCTCTAGCAGCTAGCGGTGGTTTTACAGTTAATGCTAGTAGTAGTATTACAGCAGGTAAAACTTATAATTACTTAGCCATTCTTTAATGCCAATTTCAGCCTTACCCCAAGCACCGTATAGGCAGGACAGGAAAATCTTTCCGACTCCGCTTGTTACGGATGTCTTGTTCAGCGAAATCCGAGACTGCAACCGCAACGCGTTTCCTGAGTACGGTACGCCGCATCCTAACGAAACAAAGTGGCCCCACCACAAGCTGATTTACATCAAGCCCGTTGACATCGAGCGCAACGAAATCTTTGAGTTCTTCTACGCAGCGGATCGTGAGAACCAAGACCTGTATAACTTTGCTTCGGGCTTTCGTAACATCATCGGCAATGTCGGCGGACGAGAGTTTCGGGTGGTGCTTAGAGAGTACATAACTCCGCGAGCAGACTTCGATCCCGCAACGCCAGAGTTTGGCTCCGCAATGCCAGACGTACCGCAAGATACATTTGACGGTGTGGAGTACGTGTTCTTTGACAAGCAGCAGAAGAAAATTGAACAACCCGAACTTGATTCTTTGTACGTACAGGAAACGCATACGTATGTTGAGACAGCTTTCTTAGACTACAAGCTTTCGTACCTAACCCAAGTACCCGATCTGGTTCCTGATAAGTACCGTTCGTCACTACCAAGAACTACCACAGAGGAAATAGTAGAAGGCATAGCGGTTAGCCCAACACTAGCGGCAAACGAACTTCAAGCGTCTCAAGACCAGCTCAACCCTAACGTAAAGCTTGTAAAGAGCGTAATCCAACCAAAGCCTACAACCGACGTAGTTCTTTTGGGCAAGCGTAACTACGTTGAGTCCACCAAAGCGAACACGGTTGAGACGTACTCATCGGGCATCCTGACTCCTGATTCTGGTTTCTTAGTTGCACAATCAGTTGTTACGCCAACGGGCGACGGTAGCTCCGTTAAGGAAACGGTTAGCGTAGATGCTTGGCCCACGCTTGTTTCCAGTGAGTGGGACGATACTCTCAATACCCAGATCATTACAACCGAACAGTTTGTTCCGCCTTCTTTGGTGGATACTAGTCTGGCTAATACATCTTACAAAGCGGTCAACGAAGACCGTACTTTAAAGACAGTACAGACAACTCCCTCTGCGTCACTAGACACCTACTCTATATCCTTCCCCAGTCGGATGGATATCCAAGTGCCAGACACTTTAAAATCGATTGAGGTTATTTGGTCGCAGGATGGTGGTTCAGGTTACAGCGACTCTGAGTGGGTAGGCAACGCTGTTGGGACATCGGGCAGCGTTTCTGGAAACGAAACAGACACTGCATCAGCAACAGCTACCGTAAAGCCTGAATTAAAAATTGATATTCAAAAATCGTGGGGTTCCGATATCCCCGTTCGTGTGATCGCGTTCTTCATACAGACTGTAAATGGGTCTGTTACTGAATCCTCACTAAGACAAAGGCTAACAAGTATTATAGGTCCGAACTTACCGTGGCCCTTGTTTAAGCCCGTTTCGCATACTATTGTTTTGACGGGAGCTAAAGTAGGGGTATCGGTAAGTGCTGGTGCTACTGTGGCAGCGTCTTTTTCGGCGGAGAACTCGTCGTATGATAAATCAAAAAGGGTGAGTTCAGAAAGAGACGGATCTCTTTCAGTACAAGCACTAACAATACCCGCAACACTACACCCCACGATTTCTATCGGTGGGGGTACTACAAAAGAACAAACTGTGTCCGTTAAAGTCAAAACTGGGTTTAGCGAAAACGGTTTTTACTTTGCCCCTTTAAACTTTGACGTAGAGAACAATGGGGCTGCTGTTGCGCGGGGAAGTGTATCCCCTACGGTGTTGCCTGCAACATCCCCACCTGCCGTTCCCACCTCTGGGCTGTATGTCATACGTACCAGTGTGGAGCCGTACAAGTGGGGGTGGGCTAAATGCACAGCCGTAGTACTAGACGCTTCAAACCTCGCATAACTATATGGGTGAATACGCAAAAGCCGTTCCTCTATCTGAGGTCAACACAAACAGAAAGAGTGTTCAGAAACAAGCACTTGATCTTGGTGTTGATATAAAAGGTCTGTCTACTAGAGAACTCAAAGAACAAATCGTAGAAGCGACCGACGCTAAAAATGATTTGGGTGAAATGATATCTAAGGAGATAGGTAAACTATCTAGACCCGTTAACCTAAAGACACCCGAAGAAACGGTTACCACTAGAGACGGTACTGACATACCCATGAAGTTTGATAAGGTACAACCTAGTGCTAAAGGCTCCCCTAATATAGTTAGCGGTGGTGGTGGCGTTGGTGGTGTTGAAAAAGAATTCTATTGCTGGAAAGCTGGCGTTGCTGGTAAGATTAAAATACAGGTATCAGAAGACTTTACTGAACTTGAATAATAATAATAATCATTATGGCGGGACTAATCGACGGCGACAGGCTAAACCTATTCTTCGTAAAGGATAAAGAGTTAAGTCAGGTAGCGAACGAAGTAGTTGAAATAGGTGAGGTCGATTCACCAAACGAGTTCTCCTCAACACCGACCACCTTTGACGTAGTGGCAGAGTGGGTGTGTAATGCAAAAGAAGTAGAGGTAATGGTGTCTTGGGTGACAAAAGCTGCCCCTCCAGTAACACTGATCCCGACAGCAGGAGACCCGACGAGCGGAACGAGAACGTGTACAAGGGTATTAAATACAGTGGATGAAGATGGTTTTTATACAGTATTTACGCCAATCGATGTGGTGGGGATTTCATCAGAGGTGGGTGAGGGTGTTCTTTTATTTAATACATCACAGGGTGTTTTAAAACCCGTTTGGTACGATCTTGATCAAGCGAGTATTCCCCTTATGGGAGTCCGTGCAAGTGGTCTTTTAATTGAAATACTTGATTTTTGGTGTGGGTACAACGAACAGTGGTATCACAAGCACAAAACAATTAAAACAACCCAAAACGCCAGCTTATCCGTACAAAGCGTGACACTTAGTAAAAGTCAAATAGTATTTACACAGGAAAGTACTACTTCTACAAGAACCCTTACGTACACAATTAAAGACACGTTTTATTAACCGTTCTTGACATATCATCTATTTACCTTTTACCCTTAACACTTATGGAAAAACGATTCTCAAAAACAATTACAAACGCCAAAACTGGTCGCACACGCACGGTGAAGTTTGGGCAAGCAGGAAACGCAGCGGATGGGGGTGATCGCATCCGACCCAACACCGCCAAAGCTGATGCTTACTGCGCCCGATCCAATGCTATTAAAGGCGACTGGCGTGACGACCCGAACTCGCCCAACAACCTAAGCCGCAAGAAGTGGAACTGTAAAGGCTCCAAATCTGGTTCTTGACTTAGGGCATAATTCAAAGTAGCATTAGCGCGTGAAAACCAAAACGCAGAAACAAGTTGCTTATCTTCTTAGCAAGGTAAGTCCTTTAACTGGCAAAGGACAAGGCAAGCTCAAGCGCGAACTTCATAGCGGCACCGTAAAAGTTAAACCAAACGCCAAGTAAGTGGAACCAATCCTTGTAAAGCCAAAAATAACGCCGCAAGAATCCTTACGCCGAGCCCAAATCGAGCGCGGGGTTGTTCCTGCAAACTTGCCCGAAAACGCTTATAATTTAATTAGGGGTTACGAAGGTTATAAACCTGCGGCGTACCAAGACTCAAACGGCAAGTGGACAATTGGGGTTGGAACATTAATTGGAAAAGGCTCGGACTCCGACCTTAAGTCTAGTCCATACTACAAAAAGACTATTAATGAGACTACAGCTAAGTCCTTGGCCCAAACCAAAATTACTGAGAAAATAAACCTTATTAAGGTCTTGGTTGGCGAGTCTACGTTCAATGAGTTTTCGCCAAATCTACAAGCTCACTTGGTTTCTGGGGCTTACCGAGGAGATATTACGGGTTCCCCAAAAGCAATTCAGTTTCTGAAAAATCAACAGTTTGAACAAGCCGCTAAAGAGTACTTGGACAACGACGAGTACCGCAAAGCCAAAGCAAAAAAGAATGGAGTTGCTCCGCGCATGGAAGCCGCCGCTGCTATTATTAAAAGTGAAAAGCCAAAGACCTTTCAAAATGCCGTTGAATATAAATTTAACCAAGCGTTTAATTCAAAATGAAATTAGCCGAGCTAAGCTCTAAAGTTCAAAAAAAAGTTCAGTATCTTTTGAACTCGGGTACCAACATAAACTCTAATCAGAAGTCTACGTTGCGTAAGAAAATGGAAACAAAAGCCAAGTAAAACAAAACCATGCACGCAACCACTTTAGGACAGTTAAGCCAATCACTTTCAACGTATACCGGGCCGGGCCAAAGCTTTGCACCAGTTCTTAATCAGGCGTTGGAAGTAATTTACGGAATGGGTATTTGGCGGGACCTTACCGTTCAAGGAACTTTTGATTGCAGTAATGGTTACTTTACCTTGCCGGACCAAGCCGACACAGTTCTGTTTGCTTCGGTGGATAACCAGCCAAGCCGCGTGCACAGCCTTTGGCACGACTACCGCGCAGTGGGGGCCAATTACGACTCCACCCTAAACTTCGGTTTGGTGGACGACGGGTACCGCCCAGTTTTAAATGAAATCTTGGACCTTGATTCTTTACTTACAAACGCTGGTGTTATTTACGTTACGCCCGCCGAGGACTCAACAAATACAACTGGAATTAGTTTTAACAACGGCGAAAGTATTACTGTAACCAGTTATAGTTCACCGAACAGTGCGCTCCAAGTAGCCACAAATAATGCTACCGACGGGAACTTTGATCTTGGCGCAACGGTTAACGGAATTCAGTCAATTCAGTTTTCGAGTCTTTTAAACCGATACGACTTGCGCTTAAACATGACTGGGTACACCGGAACTAGCGGTAAGATCTTTGCCACGGTTGGCCCCGGAGACGGAGTTACCCGTTTCCGCAGGTACCGCGTACCGCAAGCAAGCTCCGGATCCTTTGTGCACGTATTGTGCAAAAGACGCTTTGTGCCTGTTTATGACGACAACGACGTTGTTTACATTTCGCAGATTTCTATTCTTAAGCACGCAATGCTTGCTATTCTAGCCGAGGATAACGCTGACTTGGAACGCTCGGAAATCCATTGGGGCAAGTGCCGCCAGTACTTGGACGAGCAGCTCGATCAGTACCGAGGCCCTGCCCGTCCAAGCCTAGACCTTCAACTTTACGGAGAAGGTATTTACGCCACGCGGAACCAGTACTAAAGGTTTAGCCCTTCGGTTAACATTTCCCTAAACACGGCGTGTATGTCCATTTCGGTAACGTAACCCCCGTTTTCTACAACTACGTCCGCGCACGAGTCCATCCAAATAAAAGCGTATTCTTGTTCTTCGGAAGGTACACGCCCAACGCAGTCCATGTCTATGTCTAGGTCTTCTTCGTCCGGGCTTATAATGCACTGAAAACCTAATTGCCAGTTTTTCCCGTACAAAGCAAACGATAATTTATTGTCCATAATTGAGCAAGAGTTTCTAAGTTTCATTCGGCCCTGTTAATTTGAATTGTCCAAATCCGTCCGCTTCCAGTTGACATACTATTAATCTTCCGCGCCAAAGCGTTACTTGCTGAGTACTCTTCCGCGCTGCTAAGGTCTCGCTGCAAGCGCATTGGTTCGCGCACCACTGGGAAACCTCGGAGCTCGTCAATACGGTTAATTTCAACAATTAGCTGGGTTGTGGTGCCCGTCCACACTTCGTGGTTCGGGTTAGCGTCCGAGTAGTACTTAAGGAAAATGTCTAGGAGCTCCGTGGATCCCTGCCTAGTGCTAGAATCCCTTGCAGAATTCTCAACCATTGGGTGGAAGTAGCTGCGGATGCCGTAACGTGCGCTACCCAAAACCGCTTGGTTCGGCTCGTAGTCCAAAAGCCAACGCGCAAAGAACGGCAGCTCGCGCCGGATTAAAGCCTCTTGCTGTTCGTTTGGCAAGAACTCGCGGCACGAGTTTTGCGCAATACGGAAAGCCATAAGCTTGTCTCGGTTCGAACTTTCCAAGGTTGGAATCATGCTTAGGCTGTTTGCGTCTTCGTTTAAAGTAATAATAGCGCGGCCGTACCAATTAATGTCGGTGCGGTCCGCGTACTTTGCTTCGACTTGAATGCGCGGGTTAGCCACTAGCTTTTTAAGCATTTCCACAAACTTGCGGTGGTCCGCAAAGTTGGTTGCGGAAACAGAGTCGTCCACGGTCCAAACCGGAACCTCGCTTAAGGCTTTGTTAAACGTGGTTTTTGCGCTTAGGTACTCGCTTGCGTCGGCGTGACCCCCCAACAAGTTGCCCACAATAAACTGGCTAAGCAAGGTCTTACCGCGCCGAGGAGGCCCAGCAATAATTACGGCGTGACCGCTAAGCTGACGCTTGTAGTACGATGCTTGGTAAGCCCGGCTAAGCCACGCGTACCAAAATTCCAAGGGAGTGCATCCTAGCTCGTCTGCAATTGGGTCAAAGAACCTTTGGAAGAAGCTGTGCAGCCAAGGCCAGTCTGAAGGCTCGCCAGTTACCGCAGGAACCAAAGCCTTGCAACGGCTGGTGTTTACCAAGCGTCTTCCGTCCGACTCAATAATTAATCGTTCTTCGCGGAACACAAAAGGAGCGGCCCCGTCAACGCGGTTGTGCGTAATAATGTGGTGCAAAGCCGCTTCGATTTCCGTTACTTTCTGGCCCTTCTTTTTCTCTTGGCTAAACCCGGCCATTTTTAAGTGCAGAATTACGTTGTCTCGGATATTGCGAATTGGTCCTAGCGGACCTGTAATCCAAAAGTCTCGGCCGTCGTACCAAATATCGCTTACGCCCTCGACCAATCTTTTTGTTTCAAATTTCTGAACAAACGTGTTGCCCAAGATTTCACGCCAGCTAACAAAAGGTGCTCCGGCTCGGTCGCTGTAACAGATCATTCCTTCGGCCTTTACCATTGCTCCGTCCCGCTCAACTCCGTCTTCAATCCAAAACAAAGGGCCTCTGGAACCTTCCACGAACTCGCCTTTCCAACGGTTTGGCCAACGCTCCGCAACTTCAGCGGCTACTACGTCCAAGGGAACCGATACGTCCGTAACAATCTTTTTGCCTGTGCCAACCTTAAATAACGCGGTAAGCCCGTCCCCCGCAGAAATCTGGCCACCAAAGTTTTGCCAGTTGGTTCCGGCTTCGAAGTACTGGCTGGGCTTGGTGCTTGTTGAGTCGTAACCAGCGTATAGCTTTTGCGCATTTACAATTTTGCTAAGCTGCTCCAAAACCAATTCGGCTGTGTCTTCGGTAACCATTAAAGGCTCGGCCAGCTCCCAAACCAAGCGTAGGTGACCGCTCCACGTTTTAATGGCCCACGTTGGCATTGGACCTGAACCACGCTTCTTGTTTACAGTTTCTTTAAGCGTGGCCCAATCAACGGGTACGTCGTAGTCCACAACAAACGCGTGCAGCTTGCAAGGTGGGTTTTGAACGCCCACGCGCTCGTTTGGGTTAAGGCCCTCCACGCCTGAAATAAAGGCGTGCTTGGTATCCACGCTAGCGCACCAAGCTCGGAAAGCTGATTTGCTTTTAAGGTCTGGATAATTGCAAACCCACACGTTTGGGTCAAAAGGGCTTGCTGCATCGGAACGAAGGTTTGGTATTAGGTAGTATTTCATGGAGTTGGTTTGTTGTTATTTGGTGTTTGGTGTTTGGTCAAGAAATTATTTTGAATAAACTTTAACGGTGTGCCCTTCCGCGTCCAAGGGTATGTCTGGGACCCAAGGCGGTGGCGTGCGCATAAGCGCAACCACGTTGGTTAAAGTGCTTTGTGCGTCCGCGTCCGCGCACTCAATTACCACTTCGTCGTGTACGTGCAAAATGATTTTGTGTCCGGCCTCCTCGATTTGGCGTAGGTGGTAGCAAAAAATATCTCTGGCCAAGCTCTGGCTACAGTTCTCGGTAAGCATTCCGTGCCAAGGCCGTACCAGAACAGGCCGTCCATTTCGCACCATTGTGCAAACCAAAGCGTCTGCGGTTTTGCTAACGCTTTTGTAGTGCATGGCGTTTCCGCTGGGCAGCTCAACGCGGTACTCACCGGACTTGGACGACATTTTAATTTCGCGTTCAAACTTGCGCCAGAGCTCCACAACCTTGTTCATTTTGGTTTGGTAAAGCCTTATACTTTTTGTGGCTTCTTCCAAGCTGCACTTCATAATCATTGCGTACTTCTTTGCCGAGGCCCCGTACCCGCAACCCAAAACCATGCCCTTTACCGTTTGACGCAACGCGGGATTCGAGGCTTTCATTGAGCCTTGTCCCTTGCTCCAAAGCCCAAAACGAATTGCAAACGCTTCGTACATATCGTCCGTGCCGCGAATTTCTTTTAGGGTATCCCAGTCCTTGGCCAGCCAGCACAAAGTACGAACTTCGATTTGGCTAAGGTCAACAACTACAAAGCTGGATCCTTCCGGAGCTACAATTTGCGCACGCAAGTCCACCCCGAACATTTCTTTGCGTGGCAAGTTTTGTAAGTTTAAGTTGCCGCCGCTTCCACTAAAGCGTTTGGTGTGGGCTCCGCAGTACATTAGGCCGCCGTAGTACCGGTTGTTAAAAGTTCCTTTTTCAAAGGACTCAACCTTCTTTAGCAACGCATTAATCCGGCGGTAGCTACGCACCGCGTAAACCCAAGGAAAAGTCTCGGCGTGCTGGTCTAGCCAAGCCTCGCACTCTTCGTCTCCCATTGCCCAGCTCTTTGGCGGTATAATTCCGGCTGCGCGGCAAGCCTTGTTTGCTTCGGTTCGGCTTAGCAAAGCCCCTGAGTCTCGCCAAGGAATAGCTTGCTGGGCCTCAAAAAGTGCCACGCGCAAAGTGCCAGCGTTTTTTTCAATTAGCATTTCGTCCACAGGAATTCCTCTGCGGCAGATTTTGCGGGTGTGTGCGCTGTAGTACCGCTCGTATTCTGGCCACTGACTACCCAGTTCTTGCCAGAGCCTTAAGCACCAGCGGCTATCGTCCAAAGCGTAAGCTGTAACCTCTGCTTTGAAATCGGGCTCCATTATTTCCCAGTTCAGGCCCTTCATGTTGTCCCGAGTTTCTTTGCTTAGCTCAACTCCAAAGACTTCTTTAACAGCGTTTTTTAGGGCCCGAGGCTTTCCTAGAAAGGCCGCAAGGTCCGCCGTGCAATGCCATTCCGCATAATTAACAGAAGCCCACCAGCCTTGCTCGACCCCGTACAAATACAAGCTCTCATCAAAAGACGCGTTGTGACTTAGAACCAAATGACCTTCCAGCAATTGCCAGTTAAATTTGGTTGGGTCTCCGCACCACTCGTAACCGTCGCAGCCAACCACGGAAACCATGTAAGCGTTAAATTTAGGGTGAGCAAAGTACCCGCGAGGGCCGTAAACAGAAATGGAACAGTCTTTGTCGTAGTACGATTCAAAGTCAACAGCGTATGTAATCATAATTTTGTGCGTTAAAAAGGTGCCTACCGCAACCAAGGCAATAGGCACCTTTGTTTTTAGGTTTTATTTTTACTCAACAATTTCAAACTCAAGCTGTTGCGACTGGCCGCTAAGCTTTGTAATTTCGTTGTCAAGCGCGTTGCGCACAGCGCAAAGGCCGTGCAATTGTGTAATAAGCTTGCTGACGTTGTCTTCAAGCTCTTCACATACCCCGTTAATGCTTTCGCGCTCCTTCTTAAGGATCGGCAACGGGTTCGGATGTTCTGCTATTTGTAGGCTCATTGTCCAATTACTAAACGGTTAATAAATGTAAATACCGCTGGGTCTTGCGTACGATTACTACGGCCAAGAACTGGCACGTACCAACTATAGCGTCCGCGCTCCAAAAGAAGCGAGCCGAGGTTCCAGCTCTGACCAGTTAAGGTTAGGTTTGGATTTCCGGTGTGGAAGCTATTTACAATTTTAAACGTGTGGTCATAAGCAAAGCTTTGAACCGTGAGCTTTGCCAATTGATAAGCGGTATCGCCTACCAAAAATGGGAACAACTCAGCGGCCTCTTCTTCGTCAATTGAGCTAACGCTTGGGTCATAAGGAACCAACAAAACAATATCCGCAACAGGAATAATTGGGAAGTTGCTTTCACGTTTTAGCTCCGCAGCTTGTTCTGGAGTATTTGCATACTTTGCTTTGTGCTCACCTTCAAACGGAACCTTTTCGGTCCAGCTTTTGCTAATAGAAACAACCGTTACTGGCAATTTGTTTCCGGGCTTAAGGATTGCGGCTCGGCGGTCCAAAACAATATCTCCGGGGTGGCCTTCGATTTCGCTCATTTTTTGAATGCAGTTCAAGCGGGGGATATGGAAATCCTCCGAGTTAAAGCCCGAATTGTAGTTCGGGGCTGTAGCTAGTTCTGCTGTGGCGGGTACAACCAGTTCGGCTGTAACTACTTCTGTTTCTTTATTTAGTGTTTTCACTTTTCTATTTTCGTTGTGGCAATCCAATTTATTTTAGGCTGGCGTTCCACGTTTGGCCTTAGTCTTGGGCCAAGGTAAACCGTTCGGTTCCTTTTTCCAAAATTTCTTCAGCTTCGAGTTCCAACTCAAACTTGCGACTCCATTCAGTTTTCTTTCCCTTTGGTGCTCTAGACGCGTACAGGTCGCGAACTTTGGCAACTGGGATTTGAACTAAGTCCAGTATTGAGTTCTGGTCAATTCCGAGCTCGTTTACATAATCAAAGAATGCTTGCTTGTCAACAATTACTTTTGTTGCACCCATACTTTTTAAGCGCAAGCCCGGCAATTCAAAGCCTTCCTTGGCTTTCGCTACTGCTTTAGCGCGGATTCCTTCCGCCCATTTTTCAATAATTGAAGCAATAACATAGAGTTTGGCCAAGACTTCTAGGTCCTCGATTTCTTCAGTAATTAAAGTTCCTTCCGGTAAAACATCCGGTTTGGATCTTTTAACAATCTCAATGGCTGTGTGGCCAAGAGCGGGGCAACGGTCTCGGTGCAAGCAGTACTGGCACCCGCTGTTAATATCCAAGTCATCTACTTCTGGAATAGTTTTTCCGGTCCACAACGGCCGGACTCTTTGCCCCGCTTGAATTACCAAAGAAATTTCTTCCACGTACTCCGGTAACTGGTCCCGCGTGTACTCGCCAATTAAAAGCTCGCCGCGCTGGGGCAAACTGAAGCTCGCAAAAATAGTTTGGACTTCTGGGAATTGTTGAAATACGCCAACGGCGTATGCCTTACTTTGCCAGTTTTTAGGCGGCGCATCTACCCGACCAATTCCAGTTTTGTGGTCGTGTAGAACCGCGTAAGTTCCGGCAACCGCCACAATGTCTGCGGTGCCAAAAGTTTCGCACCCGTTTAATTGCATTTCCAAACGAATTTCTTGGTGCACGGTTGGCTGGACCCCAGCCTTGTCGTGTAGGTACTGCAAGGCACCTTCCATGTCCTCAATTAGCTTGCGGTAGATTTCTACTTCTTGCTCGTTGTGCAACGCGCTAGGGTCTAGGACTTCAACCGCTTCGTGGATCCGCGTGCCCATTTCGGCTGCCGGGTTTGTGCCTCCTTGGCTTTCCCAACCCGCGCAAGCGTGGACGTACTTTAGGCTGCTTGGGCCGAACTCGGCGTGGGCTCTTTCTGAATGGTCTGGTGTATTGCTCATTTTTTGTGTGTGTGAAAACGCTTCTTATTCTACAATTTTGTTTCGGTCAACTAAAATTATTCTCCGTGCAGTTCTTTAATGTTTTTGCACTTGCGTACAACCGCTTGTACAACGGCCTCTTCAACTGTATCGGCAGCAACAACAATTTGTTGCAAAGCGTCGGACTTCGCTCCGTTCCGGTGTATACGGCCCAGAACCTGCAAGTGTGACTTAGCATTAAAAGTTGGGCTAATTAAACTTACTCGCGGCCTTACTCCGTTTACGTCGTGCAAGGAAAGTCCGGTCCCGCCAGCTTCAATATTAACAACCAAAACTTTGTCTTGGTCTTTTTGAAATCGGTCTATTGCTTGTTGACGGACCTCTGCCGTTTGGCCGCCCTGAATAACGCGGCAATTTAAGTGTTCAACCAAGTCTGCGGCTGTTTGCCTAAAATTTATAAACAACACAACGGCCAAGCCTTGTTCTACGTAGTCTTCAGCCAACGCAACTAGCTCGGGAACCTTGCCCAGCTCGGCTTCTTGTCGGGCCCGTAATAGCCGCACAATAAAGATCTCCTCTTCAGCTCCGTCCTCTAAAATTACAGCGTCTTCAATATAGCTTAGCAAAGCCTTTTCGCTTAATTTGTTTTTGGTGTACGCCGCGCCAACAGACTTTAAACAATTTACTGGCAAAATTTGAACTCGGTTGTCTTTAAAAGAATCCGGAAAATCCGCAACGGTTAAACGAAATCCGTTTTTGTTTATTTTGTAAATCTGGTCCTTTACGTCCTTAAGCTTTTTTTGGTTAATTAAGCACCACGCGCCCCAAATATCTGGCTTGCAACCAACCGTGTACATCCAGCTCTGCCAACTCTTTAATTTGCCGTTGCTGTTATTTAAGTTGTGTAGGCCCAAAGCAAAACCAATTGAGCGCATTTCGGTTGGGTCTTCACAGGCTGTTGCGCTTAGCAGGTGGACCCTAATGCCTTGCTGCTTAGCCGAAATTAAAAGCTGGGCGTTTTGCGTAAACGGGCTTTTGCACTTTTGCACTTCGTCAAAAATTAATAGGGTGTTGGGCGGCAACCGCCACCGCATAATCTTTTTTCCGGCCTTCTTTAAAAATTCAGTTTTTCCGTTTCGTATTTGCTCGTAGTTTAGTACGAACAAAGGTTCTACTCCGTGCAGGGCTAGCTCACGTTTCCAGCTTGTAATAACCGCTTTTGGGCAAACCACGGCAAACGGTTGACCCAAACTTTGGATCAGGTGAGCCGAAACTACGGTCTTGCCAGTTCCAACAACGCTGCTATCCAAGGTACCTTGGCCTTTGTTTTGGGCTTGCACAAAAAATTCTAAGGCCGTTTGTTGCGCGGGGTATAAAGTTTTCATAAAGCAGTATAAATAATCCAGCCAAAGTACTCGTACCCGCTTGGGTCCACGGCGTACGGTTCTTGTCGTACGGCTTTAATTATGTGGTTGGGTAGGCCGGGATTGTATTGGTTCAAGGAAGTTCCTACCAAGAACTCGGTCGAAGCTGTTTCGTCCACGTTAAGGCTTACCAGCCACTTTCCGGGCCCTAGTATTTCTATTTCTACGGGCAGGTCTTCTTGGTTCAAATATGATATTTTCATTTGCGTAAATTGCAATTAAGGATGCGTCAATTATTCCATCGTGCGGTACTTTTCCGCGTCCAACGTTCCACTTCTGTTTCGGCCAACGCTTGCTTGCTTTATCCAAAGCGATTATTTTTGTCAACCCTTTTGTTTTTCTTACACCCAACATTGCGTCTTGCCAGTCCTTTACCTGAACCCGAATACACGGTACTTGTAAAACGGTGCACGCACCTACAATTTTGCCAAAACTTAACATCATGCTCCGCATTGATGCCAAGGTCGCGGCAAAGTGCAAGGGCTCTTCAATTGCAACGGTTGCGTTTGGAAATTGTTGGGCCCAACTTAAAACTGCTTGTACGTCAATTTCGTTTTTAAATCCAAATGGCTTACAAGGCATTGGGGCCAGCCCAACAATTTCCAAAGATTCACGGTTCAAGGCGCACAAGCCTCCGTTAAGACCATTGTCGATGCCAATAATAATTTGCATCCAAAGGTAATAACGTATTTGCTTGCTAAAGTCAATACGCTATTCAAACAGCTCGTCTTGTATTTGTTTCTTTAGTTTGTCCAAGTCTTCCCAGACTTTATCCAAACGATCCGCTGCGGTTTGCACTTGTTCCTCCAACATTTCGTCGTACTCCATGTACATATCCCGCCAGCGGGTAGCTTCTTGCGCCCATAGATCTCGTTCCGCAGTAAGCTCGTCTACGCGCTCCTGCAACTCTACTTCTTTTGTTGTTCTCATCGGTCTAGTGCTGGTATGTCAAAGGTAAAATAATGATCAAATTCCAACAGAATGGCGGCTACAACTTCGGACTCAATAGCGTCGTGTGTAGGATCATCTTCGTGTTTGTGCGCTCTTCGGATTCCTTTTATGGTTCCAGCTTCAACGGCATCTCTTAATATGTTGTATATGTTTGGTTTCATAATATTTGAACGTGTGACAATTTGTAACGGTTTAGTTATGGTTTTCATCGCGGTAAAGTTTGTCGAGTTCAGCTAATGCTGAAACCACATCTTTTTCTGAAAGGCTTATGTTTCTAGCTATGTATATTTTAGCGCAGATTTTACCTGCTCCCACATACTTTTCAGCTAGCCGTTTCTGAAATAGCAATTCGCTGCATAGCTCCTCTATTCGGTCTGCTGCCTCCGCAATGGCAGCGTTGGCTAAGCCATCTCCGCTTTGAATGTCGTTAGCTAGTACGCGTAACGCGCCAATAATTGTTTCGGTTTTACTTCTCATGCTTTTTGTAATTGGCTAGCATTTTCATTGCAGTTTTTGTAATCAATTGTAGCTCGTCAGGATCTATTTTTATAGTTTGCTCGTTTTGAGTAAGTACGATGAATCCCCCAGCAGCTTCATCGTCGATGGTGATTGTGATAATTTCGTCGCCAAATACAGGGTTTCGGTCATCCATGTGTACGACAGTGCTTATGATGCTTGTTATGTATTTACTCATTGGCTTGGTTTATGTACGGTGATGTGAATTCTTGTCGGTTGTGACCCCAGCGGCCTATATGTTTTCGTTCGGGCTGGTTAAGCTGTAACAGGTTTAATAAATAATCCCGCTCCAAAACTAACTCAGCGTGTCCCTTTTGCCAGATGTGGCAGCTACGGATGGCCTCGTCGCGTTGGCGTTCTAGCTTCCTACACAAGCAAACTACTGCACTCGTATATGTAGCCTTACTATTCAAAGACCAATAATCGTCCTCTAGGAATCTTATGTGCCTGTTTTCTTTTACGCATTGGTCTGTTTCTGGTGTGTCAGTCATTGTAACACCTCCTGCACCGTAATGATTTTCGGTGACATACCATTCGTCTGTTTCTGGTGTGTTAGTCATTTGCGTTTGTGGATTGGAGTGCCTCCTCAGCTTTTACTTTGGTTTTCTGCGTTAGACCGATACCTAGAATGTACTCCAGTGCCTCCGCTAGCCTGTCCCGTTGCTCGGTGACGGCGGTTAGTTCGCGTTCTAATTGTTCAGCAAACTCTGTTGGAACTACATCCCATGTTCTAGGTTCGGGCTTGATGCGGTAATTTTCTAAGTCGTCGTTGAACCCTATCTCCTCGTCCTTTTCAAAGTCCTCCCAACTTAGGCGATTGTATTTATATTGTAGTTGCTTACCATCAATTAGTGCTTGGATGAGTGGTAGGAATAAGTGTGCGTTTTCTTTGTTCATATTGTTTTATTTAATAAGGTTCACCGTGCCACTCGCAGCCTTCGCAGATCCAGCCCAATGTATGGTGATTGATTTTAATTCTGCCACAAGTGCATTCTTGCTTACGTTCATCTTTGCGACGGTAAACATTTGATGCTGATGCTGTACACCCCCAAACTGGGTTATAGTTTGTGGTATACCACCTATTACCACCGTAATACTCATCCCCTTCCTGTATTACTTCTCCTTCTTTAAGAAAGCGGTACTCTGTTTCAACAGGTTCTCTATGAAAGCGGTACTCTGCTTTAACAGGTTGTTTTGAATCTTTAGCAGGAATTTCAACGGGTTCTACTTTTCGGCGGTACTTTGCCGCTTCAGTATTGTGGAGCGACAAATGTCCGATATTTGTAGGAATCCACATATCTACTGATTCAGCATAAAACTCATCACCAGCTTCAATAGGCTCCCCTAATTCAAGAACCCTATACTCTGTGCGCTGGACTGTGTACTTAATAGGCGCAGGCTTATCCATTTTGCTAACTGGCGTATTAGGCGGCGTTACATTACGGTCATCCTGTAACGTGCCGCAGTAGTCTGCATCCAGTAGGATGTTGCAGCTACAGGCAACGTGTGCCAGATGCGAAATACCAGATTCAGGGTCCAAGTTTTCACCGTCTCGCCACGCGTTTAAATGACGCAGGATAGCGTTGACATACGTCGAAGCGCACACACCAGTTTTGCGCCAGTTGTAGGGGCCGTACTTATCGGAACCTAACTTGTGTACCCACGCGGTCTGCTCCATTGCATACGGTGGGATTAAGCCTAACGGTGTTTTCAGTGCGCCAGCCGCGCCTTTAGGATCATTTGGATTCGTGTTCATAAATAGTTATGGTTTGCTGTACTTGCTCGTCAGTAAGTCCACGATGCTTTTGTAAAAGTTTGTGGTCAGTGAAGATTTCATCGGGACGGTCACTAGTTTCACGGCTTTGGCAAGTCGTCGTCGTTGTTACGTCTAATGGCCGCGTCCCATAGGTAGACCACGCCCACAACGCCCAAGCTCCAAAGGAGCGCAAAGATTAGTATTTCATTCATAGTGTTTTTGTTTTAGTGCTAAAACATCCAATATGGATGTTTTAACTGTATTGGACGTTTTCACCGTTCCGTGAAAACGTAGTTTTTAGTGTTTTTGTTTAGCGGCTTAAACGGAGCCGTCCGTTTTCGTCATAGTACCAGTATTGTTCTCTCATAAAAGTGGTCAGCGAGCGGGGTTATCTACCCGCGTCTACCCGTTTATCGGTCGGGCCGACTTCGATCAAGTCCATCGCTGTTTGTTTTTTATCAAAAAGAATGTGTATTTCTAAGTGCCGCAGCTCGGCAACCAGCTCCATGTACTTCTTAGCGGTGGCTGCGTCAGTGCCGAAAGCCAGTTCTTTCTCCAGACACTTTGGGCATTCCAAACCGCCCCTGCTGAACTCGGCGCACCCTTCAGTGATGCAAGGTGAAAAAGTGGTGGGCCAGCGCGGATACTGGCGTTGTATTGCGTTAAGCAAAAACTCTTTGTGGTGGGTCTTCATGGCTTTCCTCTGTAGTAGGGGTGTTGTTCAATTTGTGCGTACAGTCGTTCGCTTTCCACTTGGTTACCTTTTGTAACCGACTGGTGGTATTTCGCCAGAAGCGCGTCCAACGATTCGGGTTTCGTAATTGAATCATACGCCGCCCTAAACGCCGCGCCCTTTACGGCGCGGGGCAAACTTCCTTTTCCTGCTCCACTTCCAAAACTCATGTTCAGACTCATAGTTGAACCGAACTTGGAAAGCAAGAAAAAAGTTAATAAATTTTTAATCTACAAATTCAGCGTCAACCGTAACTCCAGAAGTCTTTGGCGATCCTTTAGTTAGGACGTTTAAGTTAATAGCCAAAGCACCACCGCCGCTGCCCTTGGTGTTTAAACCCAAGTTCTGTCGAATCATGTCGTTTAAGGTTGCAAGGTCCCGCACGGTTTTTATGGCCGGAGGCATTGCCGCAACGCCCTTAAGCATATTAAGTCCCAAAGCAACAATAATGGCTTGGTACTTGTCAACCGTGTCTCCGGGCCGGGACATTGCGTCTTCAATGGCCCCCATAACTTGCTCGGCATTTAAAAGCCTTTGAACCGGACTCGGTTCCAAGTCCCCGTTTATGTGCGGTTCCGCAACGGCCACCGTAACCACGGCCGGATTAAGGATTTCTTCTGGGCTTCCCGCTGGCAGCGCGGAAGTTAAGGCCCCGCCGTGTACGGTTCCGGTTGCACGGCACCAACGCCGAACCGTGCTAGAGTTAACGCCAATTGAACGAGCAATGTCAGGAATGGCGTGGCCTTGCGCGTAAAGGTCAACCGAACGTTTGCGCACAATGGCTGGCTGGATCCGCCCAGTTTTAGATTTTGTGGTGGTCATTAATTTTCTGGTAAGGGGTCATACCCGCTAAAAACGTATGCGTAAGCAAGCTCGTCTAAATAATCGGGCAACGAGGTTCTTTCAACCAAAGCATCAAAAAGCTTTTCGAGCTTTCTGGTGTGACCCAGCTCGCGCACGTATTCCCGCAACTCATCGTATTCTGAACGGTATGTAACTAAATGTTCTATGAACCTTGTTTCCATTAGCTGCTACATTAAAAGCAAAACAGGCTTGCTTTTGCAAGCAAAAAATGTTTTGCTCCGCAAGTGAAAAATAAATATGACCCTATTTTGCTAGCAAACGGGCAATGGGACGTTGGCGGAATTTTGGTAACCGAACCGTGCAACGAGCTTAGCGCAATGCTGTACGCTTTTGCCGAACACACAATTCCTTCGGCCAGATCGTACTTGTTTTGGTGCATTGCGGACGTTCTTTGGAACGGACCGGAAAGGCCCAACCCCTTGTTCGAACGACACCCTTGGGCCGAGCAAATGATTAGCGCGGCTGCAAAGGAAAAGTACTTGGCAATTGGTGGAGCGGCAAGTAGCGGAAAGAGCTACGTTATGGCTGGTTGGGCCGTGGTAAACTGGCTAGCCGCGCCGGACCGAACCTTGATTCTTGTAACGTCAACCACGTTGCGCGAAGCGCGAAAGCGTATTTGGGGCGCGGTTATTACCTTGCTAACTTCTGTTCCCGGCTTACCAATCAAGATACGAGATTCAATTGGATCCGCAAACTACGTGGACAACAACGGCGTTATTTTTGACCGAGCGGGTTTGAGCTTAATTGCTGCTGAAAAAAGTAAGACCCGCGAAGCTAGCGGCAAACTTATTGGTATTAAGCAAGAACGCGTAATACTGGTGGCGGACGAGCTTAGCGAGCTTAGCCACTCAATTATGCAAACGGCTTTAAGTAACTTAAGCTCTAACCAAAACCTGCGCGTGGTTGCCATGAGTAACCCTTGCAGTAGATTCGATGCTTTTGGGGACTGGAGCGAACCCAAAAATGGTTGGGACTCAATTGTTACGGACCGCGATATGCACTGGCGAACCAAGTACAACGGTTTGTACTTGCGTTTTGATGCGGAGCAAAGCCCGAACCTTTTTACCGACGACAACCCGTACCCTTGGTTACCTACCAAAAAACGAATTGACGAAGCCAAACAAAACTTGGGCGAAACAAGCCGTGGCTATATGCGTATGTACCGCGCCGTTTTCTTTGACTCGGACGAGGCCGAAGGCGTGTACGGAGAAAACGAGTTAATGCGTGGCGGGGCCCTACAGAACGTCGTGTTGCGGGACACTACTAAAATGGCCGCGCTGGATCCTGCATTTACAAACGGCGGGGACCGAACAATGCTAAGGTTTGGCGAGGTTGGTTACGATGACCGAGGCCAGTACGTTTTGCAGTTTAAAGAATCCATTTTGCTTTACGAGGACGAAACAAATAAGGCCGTGCCCAGAACCTTTCAAATTGTGCAGCAGTTAAAGGCCGAGTGCCAAAAGCGCGGGGTTAAAGCAGAAAACGTGGCAATTGATGCGACCGGGGCCGGAGCTCCTTTTTGTGACGTTGTGGCGCAGGACTGGAGCCCAGAAATTTTGCGGGTAATTTTTGCGGGTAAAGCAACTGAACGCAGGGTAAGCATGAATAACCAAACGCCTTGCCACAACTTGTACGCGAACCGAGTAAGCGAAATTTGGTTTGCGGGAAAAGAATTAATTCGGTGCGGCCAGCTCAGAGGCGTGGACCAAGAACTTGCGCGGGAAATGACGGCCCGGCAATACGAAACTATTAAGGGCGGCGAAGGCTTGCGCATGAAGGTTGAGTCAAAACCGGACTTTAAAAAGCGAACGGGCTACTCACCGGACGGAGCAGACGCAGCTTTTTTGTTAATTGACTTGGCGCGGAACCGACACGGTTTAATTGCGTTAGAGCCTTTAAAAGACGCGGAGCCGGGGCAAGGACCGCGCAGACAAATGTCAATGCAAGACCTACAAATTCAAGAGCGAACCGCACACTCGGACCTTATTTATTTAGAGTAACTGTCTACACACACACCTACCACTTTGAAAAGTATTTCAAATGAAAAAGAAAAAAGGAATGTAATGGACAGTTGTTGTAGACAGTTATTTATATAACTCATTGTTTTACCAACAAAAGTTATATTGTTACAATAAAGGTCAAAACTGTCCAGTGCATGGTCTTTGGGGTTAATTAGAAAAAAGAATATATAAGAGGGTATGTGGTGGACAGTTTTAAACCTTTAAAGAATTTGCTTGCTTTTATACGCGCATAACCGTACATTCACCTGCATGAGTTTAATGAGTCAGTCAACGGGCCCCATTGCCCCCGAGTCAAGACGCTTGTTGCGTGAAGCACGGCGGATGCAGCGCGGCGGATTTACACAAGCCGCCGGAGCCCTTGCTGGGGCCAGCGCAGAACAAAAGCTCAAAGAGCCTAGCATTGGTTATTCCAAGGATAGGTTGTACGCCAGACAGCTTGAGTCTGACCTACAAGGCTCGCAAATGGCTCAAGAAGGAAGAGACCAAAAGGCCGTGCTTGAAGGCCGAATTGGTTTTGCCCAAAGCATTTTGGAACGTTCAAAGGAACCTACGTCCGGCGAAAACCTTTACGAAAAGACTTTAGCCGAAGCTCCTAAGTTTGGGGTTAGCCATGCACAACTTGCAGGTTTTTTTAAGCGCAAAGGCATAAGCTACGGCACCACCCCAAAACCACTTTAATAAAATGGCAACAACACCACCACCAGCAGCATCATCAGCAGCACCACCAGTGGTGGTGCCCGACTCGAATACCAAAACTAAAAAAACTAAGGATGAACTCCAAGCCCAAGCACTTAGGGATGCCGATAATGCACGCAGAAGGGATCTTGCAGCAACGGAAGACCAAAAGGCAACAAAAGAATCGGTTCAAAAAACGCTTGGCACGGAACTAACTTCTGGAGCACAAACTCGCGGACCCAAAGGCGCGGCTTTGCAAGGAAGCTCGGCCGAACGCGGCGAGCTAATTGGTATGCGTAACGGGGTTCCCATTTACGCAACCGCTGAAAGCCTTTACGGAAAAGCTCGACCCGCTGACACTCCCCTAGAGAAAGAGGTCCAAGGCCCGATCCGTTCGGCCGAAACAACGGAGGAACAACGCGCCGCGTACCAAGCACGCGAGGCTCCCAAGGCTGCTGCTGCTGCTGCTGCAATGGCCCCCGTAAAGCCAGCAGCTAGTTACTTTAACCCACAAGCTGCGGGGGCGTACGCCCCAGAACGCGCAAGGGCAAATGCTTTAGCTCGGCTTAGCTCGGCTACCGATTCCGTTAAAAGTTATCAAGATGCCCAAAAAGCTTTTCAAGCTAGTTTTGGTTCTGAAGACAGCGACGTTTCTTTTAATGAAAAGAAAAATAATCCAAACGCTATATACCAAAACGCCAACAGTTTAGGTCAAGCTGGCATAACTGCTAGTACACTTAGACGGGCCGCACCGTTAGCGCAAAGGGACTCAGGTCTATTACAAGCCCTACTGCAAGCCCGAAAAGTTGCTAAGGGAACTACCCGCCGTGTTGTTTCTCGCCGCCCAGCAACCATAGAAGAAAGCCGCAAAGCCCGACAAAGTAAGTAATGGCTCAACCCGCCCCAACTCCATTTGCAGTTGACTCGGATATTACGCCCTTGCAAGGACGTTACTTCGAATCCGTAACCCAGAACGTAAGCGACCCAAAGCTCCGCACCCAGCTCTACGATAAAGTTCGGGCTACCTTTGGCGGGATCCAACAAGCCCGAGACATTCAAAGGGCCAGGGCCCAAGAAGAAGAAGAACGCACCTTGTCCTTGGAACTGCGCAGGGCCCAACTGGATAACAGCCGAATGGAGTTAGGCTTGGCCAGAGACCGAGTCCGACAACAACAAGAAGCAACCGCAAAATCTCAGGAGTTCAACACGGCCTTGGAAGACTTCCAAAACTACGAGTTGCCGGGCTTGGGTGCTGAAGAAGCTAGGAGCCGCGTTAACTTACTCGGTAGCCAGTACTCAGACGTAATTGCTGCGGTTCCGGCGGCCAAGGCTAAAATAGATCTTTTCAATAATGCTTTTGAAGGTGCCCGACGATCTAACGCGTACGAAGCCGCCCGCGAAGCACAGGCTCAAAGACAACAAAACGCAGAAGCTAAAAAGAAATTTCAAGTTGACTCGGCAATTGCCGCTGGCGCAACTGCTGCGGCCAAGGGCTTGGTAGAAATTCTTGATTCTGATGACTTTGATTTTGCCAATAACTTTGATGAAATTGACGCACAGTTGAAAGATCTAGACAAAGCGGGTTACGTTGACGCGGATCTTAGACCCAGACTTCGTGAACAAGGAATCTACGCTTTAGAAACCGCCGAAGTTCCCGCCGAAGAAAAAACTGGAAAGTACTCTGGACCCAACAAGGTAAATCAAACAGAACAAATTGCTTTGCTTAAAGAACTAAGCAGAAGAGCTAAGGCCAAAGCCGCTAGAAAAGGTGCTGAGTTAATCGCGGCGCAGCCAGTAGAGTCTACAGCTCCGGCCCCGCCCGCGCAAGATGAATATGAGGCCGCTGTGCCGCCCGCACGCTAAGAATTTACTTGACTCCTGAATCGTTTTTAGCGTACGTTTACGGCATACGCTATGTCGGTAATTACAAAAGATCAAAACGGGGTTGAGTACACAATTGATAGTCTTTCTGATTGGGAAACCAAGCGAGGACAGCCAGCTCAAAGCAACGAAGACTTAGCTAGCTTTTTGAATTACGCGGTTGGCGCGTTTACCAAGGCCGGCAAAGACCCAGACGAAGCGTACGGTAGGTTAAGCCAGAATCTTTTCCGTACAGCCGTGGAACGTGGCTTTGTACAAGCCCCCGAGCAAGACGACCCAGAAGCAGATACAAAGCTTAACGAATCTTTCCGCACTTTCTCGGATCAAGTTACCCAAAGTACTTCGCCGGACTACGGCGTTTTGGCAAGTTCTTTAAGCAGAACCAACCCAGAAGCTTCCCGAGCTTTTCAAAGTTATTACGAGCAAGCCAATCAAGCCAAACTTGCAAACCAAACGGTTTTGCAATCTCCCGAGGAAGAAGTTAAGTTTAATGAACTTAAATCGCAGTTTGCTAATCCGGATCAGGTTCGGGACGCACGGATTCTGGCTGCAAAGGAAAAGGGCTTAAGCTACGTTGAGTACGTGGCCAACGATAAAGGCGACCGAGGAGTTTGGATTAACCCAGACCCCGCAGTGCCAAAAGACGCAAATTCTATTTTGGATTCGTACGAACGTTCGGACGGTTTAAACAGTCCAGTTACCTTAAAGTTTGCGCAGAAGCAAGTTCAGAAAAATCCCGGCCGAGATACAAGTCCTTACGAGGATACCCAACACGCCGAGCTCCAACAATTTATTACTGGGGCAAATGCGCGTGCAGAATCCACCGACCTAAGCGTAAGTGGTCCGGCTCTAGAAATGTTAGATGCGCTTAAAGCGGCAACCGAATTTCAACAAGAAGCATACGGGCAAGGCGCAAGTATTGACGAGGCTTCCCGTAAAGAAGTAACGGCAACACAACCATCCGTGTACGAATCGGTTGGTTCCCGAAGCTTTCTTGTTAGTACAGCTAAAACTGTAAACACAGGCAAAATTGCCGAGGCCAAACTAAGCAGTCTTTACGACAGGCTAAAGGAAGCTGAGCCAGACAACGAAATTTTTGCGCAGTACACCAAGCAGCAATTTGTTAATGCTGCTGGGGACTTGGTAAAGCAAAGCTTGCAGGTTCCGATTAACAACGAAGACCCAACAAAAAACTTTGTAAAGTTAAGCAACGGTACGTATACCCCGCTTGAGTCTTCCTCCATGCTTTCAAAAGAGAAGTTTGTTGAAGCTATGAACAAGCTTGGCTTGGACGACCGAGCAAAGGCTGCTGCTGAAATTACGCGCAAAGGTTATTTAGCCCAAGGTGCGGACGCTATTGAAGACGCTTTTGAAGAGTTTGACGAAGAGCGTTACAACAAGTTTCGAATGGAGTGGTTGGATAGCAGGACCCCCGCGCAAAGCTCTAGCAAAACCGACTTGCTTGAAGACTATATAGCTGAAGCTTCTAAGCGTAAAGACTGGAATGTTTTGGCCGTTAAAACAACGGGTATTCTTGGCTCGGCTGCTAAGTCGTTTAATCCAATTGTGTTTGCAATTGGTGGGGGCGTTAGCAACCTAGTTGGATTTGAAAAAGGGAAAGACTTTTTCTTGGACATGGCAATTGCGGATGCGGAGCTTGAAGCTCGGCGTGCTAAGTACGCGAATCTTTACGGTTCCGAATTAGGAACAGGCTATCAGTTTTTAGCGCAAGCCGCCCCAATAGTTGCGGACATTGCAATTACAGGTGGAGCTAGTAGTTTCGCAAAAGGCTTTGCACGCACAGCTTTAAAAGAAACTTTGGAGGCTGGAGCCGAGGCCGGAGCAACCGCACTTACGCGGGACTTAATTCCAGCTTCTGTAAGGGGCTTTGCTGGTAAGGCTGTTCAAAACGTAATTCCAACTTCCCTAAACGAGTTTGCTGGAAACATTGGAAAGAATTTTATTGCAAAAGCTTTAAGCCCAGAAACCCGCGCCCTTTTTGGCCAAAGTTATATCCGCCAGTTCGGTGAGGTTGGCGCAGCGGCGGTTAAAGCAGACTCAGCCTTGGTAAACAAAGTCTTTCGGGGTATTAAAGCCGATCTTGCTAACCGTGCAATTCCAATTGCTGTAGGTACGGTAACCCAACGCGCAACTAGCTTTGCTCGTTCCGCTGAAAGCCAGTACGTGGACACAACAATGGCCATGCGTTCCGAGCTAAACGCAGACGGATCGCGCAAGTTTACCGACGAACAAATTCATAAGTCCGCTCTTACGCACTCGTTAGTTGCCGGATCAATTACCGCGCTAGTAGAACAAGCTTCTACTAAAGTTTTTGGCCAAGGTGCTGACCTAGTAAGCTATGGCCACGTAAACCTACGCCAACTTAAGTTCTACACAAGCCGTGTAAGCAGCGCGTTGGAGCGTAGTAGCTTGGGCGGACAAGAAGTTCTTGGGGCCATTAAAGCGGTTGTTAAAGAAGCGGCTAAGGAATCCGGTTATGGTATTGTTAAAGAGGGCACTGGTGAATTTCTAGAAGAATTTACAGACACCTTGGCTCAAGCTGTGGCCAACTCCATGTTGGATAACAAAGAGCTTAATTTAGCAGACGCTTTAAAGGACGCGTTCCAAAGCGGTGTTATTGGTTTTGGTTACGGTACCGCTGTACCTGCCATAAACAACGCACGCAGAATAAACCAAGCCGAAGATCGCCAGCAAGGCGTAGCACAATCGGTTGAAGGTACTTTCTTAAGCAACGTAATTACTAAGCTTGAAAGTGACGGGCAAAGCCCCGAAACTGTTGCGGCTTTAAAGAACCGCTTGAAACTTGCAAACCGCAACTTTCAACCTGTAAGCGAAAGGATTCCAGTCCGTGCGGCTTCGAACGTGGTTACCGCTTTGGACCAAGTTCCGGAACAGCCAATAGTGTTTAGCCCCCGAGCCTTTGGTTCCGCCCCAAGCGGTTCTGTGGCCACCGCCTTGGCTGCAAAGAAAGCCGCCGAGCTCGGCGTTACCACCCAAGAACTAAAATCGATTCAAGGTTCGGGCAAGGTAAACAAACAAAACAAAACCACCATTACGCCAAACGACGTACAAACGTACGTTGCGCAACGCGCCGCCCAACTAGCGCAGGACAGCAACATTGACTGGGACAACCAAGCACAAGTTGAAGCTTACCTTACCCGAAACGGAGTTAAGTTTGTAAGCGAAGGCGCGGGTGAAAGCCCAACCGTGGACGAAACCCGTACCTTTAAAGACCTTAAAGGCCAGTTAGTTGTTATTAACGGAACACGCGGACGCATTCGAGTTGAGGAGGACGGGGTATTACTGGACCCAGAAACAAACGAGCCGCCAATTGAAGTTACTCCAAACGCGGATATGCTTGCCGTGGAGTTCGAGGGCTTTGAAGGAGCCGTTGCCGAACCCAGCTTGGTTAGCCCTCGCCGCGACGTACGCCGCGTTGCTCTTACCGTTTCGGACTCCGGCCAAATTGTTTATGGCAAGACCCGTTACGACGCGCCGACAAACCCGAGCTTGGTTAACGTAAAGGTTGCGGACAACGGCGACATTGATTCAATGTACGTGTTGGTGCAGAACAAAAACGGCAAGGCCGTTTATGCTTACGTTACTGGGGAAAACGCACAAAAGCTCCGTCAAGTTTACGAGGGGCGAGGCCAAGAATCCGCAGACGCTTTTGCCAACGCAGTTGCAAGTTCAAAGTCTGCGGACGTTCAGCGTAACCAAGCCGCAGCTAACGCTAAACAAAATCAGTCAACCCAACGCCGCAAGAACAAGCGTGCCAAGAACGGGGCCCCGCTTGTGTCTAGCCAAGGCCAAGCCGCTGTTGAGGCCCAAGCCAACTACGCGCTAAGCCTTATTACGGGCCGTAACGTTAACCCAAAGCTAGTTGAAGAACTACGCTCGGTTGCTACTCAGCTTGGTTTGGACCCAGATACGTTTGCCACAACCGAAGAACTTTTCCGTATTGTGGGGCCCGAGCTGGCCGCTGGATTGGACTTAGGAACCTTTACTCAAGCCCAGCTTAATGCAGCGGTTCGGAACGTCCAGCAAGGCCGCACCAATACCTTGCTGGACTTCCTAGTCCAGCAAGAAGCAATATCTCCGGCGGACCGCGCCACCCAAGCAAATCACTTTGCCAAGCTACGGGCCAAACACCGCGTTCAATTTGCCAAGCACGGAATTAAGGAGGGCCAAATGGATGTTAAGTCCGTGCTGCAAAGCGTTGTTCGTTCCGGCAAAAGCAAAATGCACCGAGAAACCGCAAAGTTCTTGCTAAGCGTGGGCGTGGAACAGTGCCCCGTTTTTGTGTACAACGCTCCGAACGATGTGGGCACCACCGGAGGCTACTTGGGCGCAAGCAAAATTGTTACGCTAAACGCCGCGTCGGATAACGGTGGAGGTATTGTGGACGCTTTGCTGCACGAGCTAACCCACTTTGCAACCGCAGAAGTTATTAGCAATCCAAAGAATGATTTTGAACGCCAAGTTCGGGCAAGGTTGCTGGCCCTACGTGCGGAAGCCCAAACTAAAATCGAAGAGCGGTACGGCAACGCTATACCCGAAAACTTGCGTTACGCTGTAGAAGGCCGCATGAACGAAAACGAAACTTTTAACGAAGACTATGCGGTTAACGAGTTCGTTGCACACTACTTTGCTTCCCGGACTTTCCGGCTACAATTAGACGGCTTGGCCGAAAAGGGCGAGCGCAGCTTGTACCAAAAGTTCTTGGACGTTTTGGCTAGCTTCTTTAGCGGTAAACGCTTGGCGGACCCAGAAAGCCGTGCCTTGGCCGAAGCAATGCTGGACCTTACAAAAGCAGTGGCCGAGGGCAATGGCTTGCCAGCGCGTTCGGTACAACAGATTTTGGCTAGCAGGGCAGCGGTTGCGCGGCAAGACGGCTTTGGCCCAATGTTTGGCGTGCCTAACCCACACCCGCGAGATTCTTTTGACTGGATTAACCACCAAACCGATTCGTTACAAGACGGTATTTTCTCGGAAGCTCAGCTTCGCGCCCTTATTAAAACTGGAAAGTTCGGCGCGTTTACGGCCGAGAACCCAGACGTAACTGTACCAACCGAAGAAGCCAACGCAGCGTTTAATGAACAGGCCAAGCAGTGGCTAGCACAACGCGGCTACGTGGCCGACATAGTTGTGGGTCGTTACGGAAACGGTGAAAACAGTTTCTTAGTTGACGGATTCACGGATCAAGATGCAGTGGACTTTGCCAACGAGTTCGGCCAAGAAAGCATGGCGACCGATAACGGTTTGTTTTACCAAGACGGTATGTACCAGCCCCGAGATGGGGAAGAGTTAGACATTCCAGCGGACGAAGCTTCGGACGACAATTACTTTACAAATGTACGTACAACCGAAGGCAAAATTATTACGGTCCGCGTTATGTACAAGGACGATAAAGTGGATTCCGGCTTGCGTTATTCAAAGGACCTTGCTACAGATACAGGTTCGGAGAACCTAATTGTAAAACAAGTTCAAAGCCAAAAGGAATTTGCCACAGTAATTTCAAAGGATACCAGCAAGCCCTTTGTGTTGGACGGTAATACCTTGGTGGTTAACGAGGACTTGGTTAACGCGGTTTACGGAGCCTATGCCTTTGAAGAACAAAGTAGCTTGGTCGAACGGGACCTTACGGTTGCCGTTGCGCACGAGCTAGCTATGCAAAGGGTCGGGGAAGAAACCCGAGTTGCGTTTGAAGATTCCGGACTTAACGCCGCACAAGTTATTGAGCGTGCTACAAGCAATGATCTTACCGCTTCTGACTTACAAGACTTGCTTGGGCTTGGGGAACGGGCAACCGACTACGTGGCCGCAACGTTTGCAGAAATTGGTTTGCGCAACGACGGCCAGAACGAAAGGTTGGCCGTAACCCAAAACCGTTTGGGCGACTTGTTCCGTTACCTGCAACGCAAAGGCGAAGACATTCCGCAAGATGCCCAGAGCTTCTCGAGTACCAATTCTGATACGGACCTTGCAATTGCGGAACGTTTGCGTCCGGTTGTGCCAACAAACTACTTCTCCAAAGCTTACACTGGCTTTAACGCGCAAGATCTTAAGCCGGGCCAAGCCTTGGGTACGCGAAACCCAACTGGCAAAAGCGCAACCGAGTCTGGGCTAGACCCAATGTCCTTAATTGGCTTGGACGTAATGGCGCGGGATCCAAAGGGTTACCGAACCAACGCGCTGTACCTAACCGAGTATCCAATTGTGGCGCGGGAATTTCCCAAGCTTGCAAAATTAGTTCGCGGCTTGCGTACCGAACACGAAAAAACTGGCAGTAAAATTCGTGTTAACGCCGACCAAATTAAGCGTTACAAGAAAGCTTTAAAGGACTTGCTAACCGTGGAAAAGGTAAAGGCAACCGACTCACAATTTCAAGACGCGTTGTTGCTGAAAAAAGGTGGACTTACCGGACAAGCTGGCAATGACTTTGCAAAGAAACAAGCTAGCTTGGAAAAATGTTTGACTAAGTCAAAAGAACTTAAAGCTTTAAAAACTAAGCAGAAGTCCGAAATGACCAAAACATTGGCGGGTTTTGCCACGGACCCAGAACACCCAATTGCCACGCTTGCCCCGCAGATTTACAACGTTGTAATTCAAAACACGCAGTCCAACTTGGAAGCGTTAATTAACTTGTTCCCAAAGAACTTGCGCAACGTGGCCAAGCTTTGGTACGACGGTGCAAACAAAATTGCAAACGAGTTTGGCGTGGCGTACGCGCAGGACGTTGAGCAAGCCAGCGGTGTGTTGGCTGTGTTTAGTCCGCAGAAGGATTGGTTTATGAACATTGCGCTGGCCGAGCGCACCATGAAAATCTGGCACCAACAAGTAATTTTGGGCAATCCAAACGCAATTGTTTGGGGCCCAGAAATGACTGCGCAGTGGCTTAAGCGCGGGGGCGAGCCTCAAATTACTACCGAGGCTACCGACAGCAGCTTACCCATTTACGAAAAGGGTAAGGTTAAAGCCGTGTACGATTCTAACGGCGAGCACGTTTTTGATGAGCAGGGCAACCCAATGTTTACCGGATGGTCCAGCGCAAACGCCGAGGCTGGCCGAAACAAGGCCCGTGAAATTCTAAAGCAATTAGAAGGGCGTGCGCTTAAGGACTTGGCAATTGAAAACCAAGCAAGGTTTATTCGCATGTACTCGGAAGTAAACGACGCGCCAGCGTTTATGAAGTACGCGCCGGACGGAACCAACACGCAAGAAGCTTCGCGCAGCGAAACTAGCGGCAAAGAAACAAGGCTTGCTTGGGGTAGCTATAGCACCGTGCAAAAGGCTATTCGTATTATGAGCTCGGACAAAGCAAACAAGCTCAAGGTGGTTAGCAAAGAGCTAGGTAATATGCACAAGGTGCGTAGCTTCTACAATAACATTGTGGATCCTAACAACTAGGACGGCCACGTAACAATGGACACCCACGCGGTTGCCGCGTTGTACTGGCAAGCCCTAAGCGGAAACAGCTTTGAGGTTAGCCAGAACTTTGGTTCAAGCAACGTTACTAACAATTCTATTTTGGGTGTTAACGGCTTGTACGCGGCCAACGCCGAAGCGTACCGCGCTGCCGCCAAGACCTTTGGCTTGTTGCCCCGCGAAATTCAATCCATTACTTGGGAAGCTGTGCGCTTGCTGTTTACAGCCAAGTGGAAGTCAAACAAGAAGAACGTGGACGCGGTGCGTGCGGTTTGGGCTCGGTACGAAAAGGACAAGAAGTTTACAATTGAAGACGCACGGGCCGCTGTATACCAACTGGCCACGGGCAAGGACATTAACGAAGCTTTTGCAAATACCGAAGACTTGGCTAAGAGCCTTGGTTTCCCGAGCTGGGCACAAGTTGAGCTGCGCAAGGGCCAAGCCGGAGAAGTACCTTTGGAGCAAGCAGCCCCTACAATTCAACGGAGCCGCGCTGCGGTAACGCCACAAATGGATGCCGACTACCTTGCAGCGGTAGCCGCTAACGACACAGCTACGGCGCAGCGCATGGTGGATGCAGCGGCAAAGGCTGCGGGGTATAACGTAAAAGCATACCACACAACCCCCAGTGAGAATTTTGATAAGGACGGTCCTTTTACAGAGTTTGAAGAGGGCGAGAACTATTTTTCAAAAGAGCCAATGCCAGAATACGGTGACTACGCTTACTCGGTATACTTGCAATTAGAAAACCCATATGATTTCCAAGGCGAGGGCTACCGCTACGAAGACGGTACTTTGGCAGAAGACGAAGAGGGTGAGCCCGTTACTATTGGTTACCTAAAAGAAAACGGTGATGTTACCGGAGACATAATTGATCGCGGCTTTGACGGAGCGGTTGACGGACCTGAATTTATTGTTGTTTTTTCACCTGAGCAAATCAAGTCCGCAGACCCCGTTACCCGCAACAAGGATAGAGTAATCCCGTTAAGCGAGCGGTTCAACGAAGCTGCACCGGACATTCGGTACAGCCGCGCCACTACAAAAGAAGGTATACTTAACCAGCTTAGCATACCCAAGGTAGCTGTTAACCCGCCGAACGGCAAGCCGCTTTACGTTACGGGTTACCACGGCGGAACGTTTGACGGGCGCACCCCAATGAAGGCTAGCGCGGAAGGCGTTTACGGTTACGGGTACTACACTACCCCAGACGCTGCACGTTCTGTAGACTACGCCAAAGAAGCTAGAAAAGAAAAGGGCCAAGCAGAAGTAACTACGTTTGACGTATTGTTTATGAAGCCCTTGGTTGTTAAGGTATCGGACAAAGCAAGGGGTCCAGCTTTGGTTTTTAAAGCGTTGGGCTTAACCGAAGAAAAGGCAGCCGCTAAGGCCGAGCACTTGTTTGAAGAATACGGTAACATTGGAAAACACTTTAAGAGCTTGGGTGAAAAGCAAGGCTACGATGGCCTTGTTATTCTTAATGCGGACGGAACCATTGCTGAGTCCGTTGCTTGGACCCGTGATTCTTTAACCGTGGACGATAACGCTCCAACAATTCAGTTTAGCCGTGCAGCTTTGGCTCCAACCACGGAACAAGAAAGCAAGGCTTTTGCTAGCGCAACCAAGAACAAACGTTCTGGCGAGCTGGCCGTTGCCGCCGTTCGTTTGGCCGAAGGTCAAATTGATAACGCAACCTTTGCTGACTTGGTTGAAGTACTAGATCCTTGGGTAGTTAAGGGTGCGCAAGCCATTCCGCCCGTGGATCAAGTTAAGCAATACATTGTTGCTCGCCGTGACGGTAAGGTATTATCCGCTGACGAGGAAGAAAAGATTGGCAAGGTAATGGCGGACTTGGGTATTCCCGAGGGCCAGCTAGTTGACTGGCGTATCGACATTCCCACCTACAATCGTTCGTTGGAAGCCGGAGAAGTAACGTACGCAATTACCGCGCACAAGCCGGGAGGTACAGCAAGAGCAAGCACTGTGCTTGGCTATACAACCATTGCCAGAGTTAAGAACGGCCAAGTAATTACCCGAGCTGAAAAGGGTAGCCCAATTTCCATTGCGCAGGGCGGCGGCAAGTTCCCGCTTGCCACGGTGCGGGGCGAGAACGTTAAGATCGACCGATTGCCAGCCGACATTAACGACCCAGAAGTATGGGCCGAAATTGCGTACAACCCAGCACGGTCGAGCGAGTTTGTTGACGTACGCACCAAGCTACCCGTTCTTACTTTTGACGATGCAATTATAGTTGGGTCAAGGGTTTTTATGAAGAACCCCACGTACGACTCAAAGCCGCGTTACCAGCAGCCTCGAGTTAACTTGGCGGCAGAGCCAACCGGACAAATTGACTTGCGGTACAGCCGCGCTGCAACGCCACAAATGGATGCCGACTACCTTGTTCGCCACGCTGAGCTTGAAGCTAAGTATAACGACGGAACGATCACACCAGAGGAGACGGCTGAAGCGAAAAAGCTTGTTGAAAAACGTGCACGATCATCGGGGTATGACGAGAGAGTATATCACGGAACAAAAACTCGTGGAGTTACTCAATTTCTTACCGAGTTACTTGGTAAGAATACTCGGACAATCGGAAGCAAGATTGGTTTTTTTGTTTCTGGAAGAAAAGATATTGCCGATTCAGCGCAATACGTTGGCCGTTATTTTGAAGGGGATTACCCACATCAAACCATAAAACAAACAGGTGAAGTTTTATCGTTGTTTGTAAAGTCAGACAAACCATTCCTTGTTTCTCAAGGGCAAGATCAGCTTGAATCTTTATTGGTGAATCACCTTGGTATAAATATCACAGGTAAGGATAAAATTGGTGAAAACACAAGGGCTTACCTACTAAAGAATGGATATGATTCAGTTCGTTTTGCAGGAACTGCTCATTCAGATTCCTCTGAAACAATAATACTTAATCCCGAGCAAATCAAATCCGCAGAAGCATTCACGGGAGTTCCGCTTGATCAACGCTTTGATATACAAAGCAACGACATTCGGTACAGCAAGTCCGCTGCACCAGCAAGGTTCCGAGGCAAAGAAGTTCAGCTTACTCACTGGTCCTTTGACTCGGAACTAGAAAACACAGACCCTAATATGCACGGCACTGGCGGAATTGGATCTGAGAAGGACCGCAAGCGGGACTACAAAAAGATTTACCAACCAAGAACGTATTTTGGTTATAGCAGTTACGTGCGCGAACACATTATTGGGCAGTTCCGTTACCAAATTAAGGTGGCAGGAGACAGTTTGTACGACTACGATGCTGACCCCTTGGACCTGTTCCCAAGCCGAGACGAACGTGTTGCGTTGGGGTACGCCCGTTTTGATGACCGCGCCGCCACTACTTTGTACGAAAAAGCAATTAAGGACAAAGGTTTTGCTGGATACGTTTCTAAAACTCACACGGCTGGGGTCTTGTTTGGCCAGCACAAGGTAACCAAGGTCCCCGATAGCGACCGCTCGCTTGCGCTAAACCCAAAGCCTAAAGAACCAAAAATTCTGTTAAGCCGAGCACTTACTGCGGTAACCTCGCCGGACATTGAGTCAGCTTACCGAGTATCGCTGGATGACCTAGCAATTAACGAGGTAACGGGCGAGTACAACTTTGGTAACAAGCTAACCCGCTTGTTGCGTGCATCCGGAAACTTGGATCCACGTATGTACGAAGCCAAGCAGTACCAAGAACGTGCAATGAGCTTGGCCAACCAACGCGTGGCCGGACTAACCAAGACTTTCTTGGGCGCGTTAAAGAAAGAACCTACCGTAGACTTGGACGATGTTAACGTTGCGTTGGGCACCACGGCCCCAACCGTTTCAACGGCTGACCGCGCCGCCGCCAAAGCAACGCGGGACGCGGAGCTGGAAGCCCTAAACGCTCAGTACAAACAAACTGACCAAGCGTACGCAAGGTACCAGCAAGGCACCATAAAGGCACGCGCTGACTACGCCACGCACCAAGACGTAAAACTTTACCAGCGCGAGGTTACTACGTTGCAAGCCGAGCTCGCTAACTCACCGGAAAAGCAAACGCGAACCGCCGCCATTACAGCGGCCAACTCCGCGTACGCTTTGGAAATCCAAGCCGCCCGAGCCAAGGGCGTTAAAACAGCAATGGTTGCCCAGCAACAAGCGTTGTTCCGGCTAGAGCAAAACAACCCCCGCGTGGCCAACGTGGTAACCGAGTTCCGTATCGCAATTGATTCGCTAAGCCAGCAATTGGTTGAGTCGCTTGGGCCAAACGATCCAATGCGTGCGGTGGTTACCGAGAACTTGGGCGTGTACCTTACCCGCACCTACCAAATCCACCACGACGAAGGCTACGTTGAGAAAATTAAAAACGATCCAACCTTTGCGCAAGCAAGGCAAGAAGCAAGGGACTTCTTTGAAAAGGCTTGGGTAAACCGCACCTTTAAAAGCTGGCGTTCAAATGACTTGTACGCGGTGTATTCGGACGCGGAAGTTAGAGCCTTGGTTGAAGCCGAAGCGCGTGCCCAAAGCATTGGTTCAATTGAGCTGGATAACTTCATTGAACAGCACGGCGAAACTCCAGAAATCCCGGGAAAGATTCTTAATAAAACTGACCTTACACGGTTCATGGAAAAGGGTGAAGTGCCGCGTGAGCTGGTTGCAATTCTGGGGGAAATACAGAACCCAGTTGAAAACGCCATGCGTACGTACTCGAACTTGTCTACCTTTTTAGGAACGCAAAGGCTGCTTAACCAGTTCGCCCAAGGTGGCTTGGACAACGGGTTCCTAGTTACCGCCGACGAAAAGGCCAAGGACCCAGAAAAGTACAGGCTGTACGAGCCCTTGCTTAACTCAACCAAGACCTTGGGCGGCGAGCCTTTGTCAAATTACTACGCACCGCCGGAAGTAAAGGAAGCATTTAAAGTATCGTTCTCCCCGGACCGCAAAGCCCCGAAAAGTGATGCCGCTCAGTTCATTTACCAAATCGAACTGCTAACCGCAAAGGCTATTGGAAAATCCTTGGGTATGCTTACGCTTGGCTCGGCCGGATTCTATACCCGTAACATGGTTAGCAACGTGTTGTACATGGGTGCAAATGGTTTCATTGCCAGCCCCGCAAACATTGCCGACTCTATTAAAGGTCTAAACGAAATTTACGGTACGAACTTCTTAAACCGCGCCGCGCAAATATTGCCGGAGTTTGCTAGACCCGACGAAAAGTTTAGCCTAAGCGAGCTGGGCCCGTTAGGCTCGGACCTTATTGCTTTGGGTCTAAAGGACTCCATAAACGGTGGGGTTTTAAAGGACCTGCTAAACGGAATGAGCGGGGACCCAGTTAACTTTCTAGCAAAGTTGGAAGAAACAATTCGAAACAAGGGCAAGGTAGCCTCGGCCACGCTAACCGCTGTTAAGGCTCCTTACCAAGCTGTTAGTTCGGCCTTTGATTCGCTGGCTTCAGCCGCAGAAGCAATTGATTTGATGTACAAGTTCGCGTACTACTCGCACGAAGTTAAGGTTTTAACCGAGGCTAACGCGTACAATACCACCAAGTGGACTGAAACTCAAATTAAACAATTGGCTGCGCGAACTGTACGCAAAACAACGCAGGGTAGGTCCGAGGTTGTGGCCGTGGCCAAGGCTTTCCAAGCCAGCCCGTTGGCTACCCTAATGAACAGCTATTTCCGGTTCACCGCAGAAACTGTTCGGTTACCCTTTGCCATTACTTCGGTTGGCTTTAAAGAATTTAACTCCGGCAACCCAGTTTTACGGGCTCGGGGTATTAAAAGACTAGCCGGACTTGGCTTGGTGCTTGCAAGCAGCGCGGTTCCAGAAATTCTTAAAGCCGTAGGTGGTTTTGAAGACGACCAAGAAGAGTCGATTCGGAATAGCCTTCCGGCTTGGGCAAAGGACGTTAACTACTACTTTGCAAAGGACCAGCAGGACCCAAGCAAAATTAAAATGTGGAACCTTACGTACGTGCACCCGTTTTCGCTTATAACGGATCCGTTTATGAGGTCCGCGCACTTAATGCTAAACGGACGCGCAGACGAAGCTCCAGCGGTTCTTTTTGGGGCCGTTGCGCACGCGTTTTTCTCGCCCCAAATTGCCGTTGAAGCTATTGCCAAGGCGCGGAACAATACAAACGACCAAGGCGGAAAAATTTGGTACGAAAATGATAGCACGCCGGAAGCCGCGTTTAAAGTTGTTAAGTACTTAGCCAACTCAGCGTACCGTTTGAAGTCCCCGCAGAAGTTCTTGCAAGCGTTTGAAGCGTACACTAACAATAGTATTTACGACCAAGACGCAAGGCTGGCCACGGCTTCGGAGCTAGTGGCAAACGAGTTTAGTCCTTTCCAAACCCGTAGGTACGACTTGGTTAAGCTAGCGCACCAAGCGTTTGGTAAAATTAAAAGGGACCAAGATGCGGTTACGGCCGAGCGGGGTAAGTTTAAAACAGAGGCACCCCTGAGCTCGCAACAGGTGGAAGACGTTTACGTTAGCTTGGAAGACGCACGTTTGTTCGCGGCCCGTAAGTTGCAGAAAATAGTAAGCGGTTTCCAGAAGCTAGGCGTAAGCGAGCAGGAACTTAAACGCCAAGCAAATGACGTTGGAATTAGTAAGGACCGCTACAACCAAATTATAAAACGCAACGTGGTGGATCGGGTTGTGTTTGAAAAAGATATGTTTAGCGAAATGCTTGAGCGCGGCGGTGAATCTAACGGCCAAGCTCGGGTTGACTACTTAAAACAAGCCATACAAAAGCGGCCAAGGTTCATACCCGTAAACCCGTAAAACAAAAAAGCCCCAAGGTTCATTAGACCTTGGGGCTTTGGTTTTATAGGGCTATGTTAAGGATGGAAGCCGCAATGCCCATTACCGAGCAAACTAGAAACATCCAGAATAGGAACAGGGTCATGCCAAGGCCGGAGCAAAGTAAGACTTCACCGCGTTGCGAACGAGTTCGGTTTCGCGGTCCACCACCTTGCCCAAGAACTCTACAATGTCCTGTGGCTCGTCAATAGTTTTGCTGCTTAGGCCGTTCCGGATTAGAATGCCTCCGCTATCCAGCACGCTGTACGTGCCGTTGCGGCTGTCTTCAAAATCCTGTTCGAAGTCCGGCTGGGTGAAATACCCCTGCACCACGCCTCGAACGTAACCGCTGGTTCGTCCACGGACTTGGTCCAAGAACTCGGCGGCTTCGTCGCGGCTTTCAATGGTCTTTGAGTGGGCCCCCAAACGCAACAGTACGTTGCCGTTTTGGAGTACTACGAAAGTGCCTTGGCGGCTGTTGTCGTAGTTTGCTTTTGCTTGTGCGTTTTGCTTTTTGATTTCGTTAATACCGTGCATAATCTATATTGGGTTCTTGGTTTGTTTTTGTGTCTCTGCGCTTGGGAATTGTTCCCCCGCGCCAGATTTGGTCCGCAGTGTAATTGAAACGTGCGTTTCTGTCTACGTAAATATCGTTGTGGTCCCTGAACAAACGTTCAGGCCCGCAGTTAGTGGCGTGCGCTTCGCTAACGCATTGGCGCAGGTCCCCGCTTTCGGTTGTTGTTAAGGAGTCAAACATTGGTGCTTTTATTTGGGTAGTTTTCTTGGTCCCAGTCTTTGGTAATAACCCAAACGTAGCTTTGGCAACGGCGGGCTAAAGTGCGCGAGCTTTCAAACGGGTGTTGACAGCGGTGGTATCCACGGCCCTGAACGCACTGCACATGCACTTGGTTGTTAAGGTCCCACCAAAGCAGGAGCTCAATGCCGCAAGGCAAACGCAGTTTGTGTTGTTCCGCTTGCGTGGAGTAGTGCGCACCCAAAAGCAGGGCTACGTGGATTGCGTTATTTTGCTGTTCTATTTGTTCTTTTGTTTTCATGCTTGGTTTTGTTGGTAGATTTGCCAAACCCAGTTTTGCCAACGGCCGCTGCGGTACTCTGGTTGGAGTCCGGCGAGTTCTTGGTCTTGGTCTGGGAATAAAAGCCGCAAAGCCGTTTCAATTAGGCTTGTGCGGCGTTTGCTGTACGCTTGCCAGTAGTCGCAGTAATTAATGCTGCGGTAGGCGTTGTATTGCTGGTCGTACCAAAGGTACGCCCAAGCGTTTCCGGTTCGCTGGAGCTGGCCCACTAAGGACCCAGCTTTCTTAATGGCTGTTGTTGGTTTCATGGCTTAGAAGTTTTCGAAGTCGTAATCTGGGATGGTTGTGGTGCGTTTGTAAAGAACTTGTTAGGGTGGCACTTGCCTTCCGGATCCAGCACCACTGTTGGGTGCGCGGTCCAAGCTGGCAAGTCATTTTCTTGAAAAACCGCAAGCCCGTACGGGTTACGCCGGACTTGGTAGTTTTCCCCAGCTTGAATTAGGCCCCACTTGTGGGTGCACGTAAGTTTAAAGGTCACGGGGTTCTTGGCTAAGGATTTCAATAATTTCTACTTCTTGGATCGCTGGGTCAAAGAAATCGTAGCGGAGTTCATCCACGAATTTCTGGGCATCGAAGTCCTCTTGGTGCTGCACCAAAAGCCTAACGTTTAATTTTAATATGGTGGTCATGGTTGTGTTTTGGTTGGGCAAGGAGCTCCTTGCCAAAATGTGCTAAAGGCTTCTAGTACCTCGTCCAAGCGTGCATTGCAACTGCAATCAGCTACAATTTCTTCTGGGCTGTTTCCAAGGACCAAGAAAAGCGTAAGCGTGTAGCCGCTACCCTGACTTAGGTCCTCAACCACCAAGTAGGCTTCGTCAACCGCGCAAATGGCCTTGCTGGCTTTAAAACAGGTTGTTCTTAACGAATCCAGTTCGTGGTAGTAGTGGTGGTCTTGGCCGTCGTGCACGTAAAGCACGCGGTATTTTTCCGCTTGTAGCAGCTTAATTAGGCTACTTACCACGGGTTTCCAGTTCAGTTGTTTGGTCATAGTTTTCAGGTTTCAAGTTACAGGATGCAGCCTAACACTAACACTAACCAAATGGCCGCAGAAGCAGCTACTATGGTTATAGTATAAGGCAAGGCTTGCAGCCATCCAAAGATTAGCGCGTTGCCAAGGTAGGTGGTGCCCACAATGATTAGTAGGTCAAGGTTCATGGTTGGAGTTCTTCGAGTTCTTCAGCGGTTACTTCGCGCACGCACGCGGTTTCGGTAAGCGGGAACTCCCAAAGAGTTCGTATGTTCCACTTGTGCCAAACGATCTGGTCGTCAAGCTCGTCCACACCCGCGTACAGCCGAGTTTTAAGCAGTTTGGCAGGGCGTGTACCGCGTCCAATGCCCTCGCCGCAGTACAGGGTATGGGTTGCCCCCCGTTCGAGGCTCCACTGGCACGGAGCACCAGCAAAGACCTCATGGGTCCGGCCGTACTGGAGCTCTTTGACCCCAGTAATTTTGGCGACCTGCTGGGGATCGGCGGTAATGATGAGCTTTCTAGCGCGTAATTCTTGTTCGATTTTCATGGTTTTTGGTTGATTTGGTTGAGTTGGTCCACGGTGCGGGCCAAGCGCAGGATTTCGTCCTTGGCGGTTTGCACCGCGTAGAAACCCGCGTCTGGGTTCCGTAGGACTTCGATATAAACGTTGGCGGCGAACTCCCAAGTAGGGGTACAGTCTATTGTTTCAGTGGTCATGGTTGGTTGGTTGGTTGTGGTTGCGTCCACGACCCCCGCAAGGGGGGTTTCGGCCCTTGCAAGGGGCCTCGTCAGGTGGTTTTAGGTTTGATTTCTAGGTGACGGGGTAATGATCGAACCCACTCCGAAGGGTATACGAAGAAATATTCGTACATGATTCCCGTGTTGGGTTCTAACCAACAGTCACCATTAACTTTTTTAATTGCCGTGGGTTCATAGTCTTGCTGACCAAGAGGCATGAACTCAATCCTATCGTCGAACACCTCAAGGTATTTGACCCAGATAAATCCTGCTTCAGCCAACGTTAGACTGTGGTCGTTAGGGGTGCCTAATTTAATGTTGCTTTGTCTTAAGAGTATAATCATGATGTTAGAAGTTCTCGAAGTCGTAATCTGGGTATAGCTGTTGGGCTTTTGCTTGAAGGATATCTCTGAATGAGTAGTACGCATCGATGAGTTGGGTATTATCTATACTACCCTTTACTTCTTTTTCTCTATCAGCAATCAAGCTGATAAGTTCGTGGGCGACCGAGTCAAATGTTGACTCGTAGTGTTTTATATCTGATAGATCGTTGTTCATTTTGGTTGGTTGGGACTATTGTTTGCGTCCACGACCCCCGCAAGGGGGGTTTCGGCCCTTGCAAGGGGCCATCGTCAGGTGGTTTACCAAACGCCTAGCTCTACTAGCGCGCGTGCGTCTGAGTCCAACCAAACTGGCCAGTTCTTGGGCACCAGCTTGTCCAGCAGTGCACGCTCCGCAGGTGCGGCCAAAAGTACGCAGCTTGGCTGGATTTTGTAGGGGTTGGGCTGCAAGCCGTTCCAAGCGGCTTGGCCTAACGGGTCCTTGTACCGCGCTGGGGCTTGGGCCAGTAATCGGCCAGCGTTGGGGCCGCTCTTGCACAAGGCGCGGAGAACAGCGTCCCGCTCCGCAACCGTAAGTCCCGCACGCTCTGCAACCGCGTAAGCTACCGCAACCGCGTTGCCGCCGTTGGCTGGAGCCGCCTTGGGCTTGGGCCGTTTGGTTGGGGCTGGTTTGAGCGAATCGGGGCTTGGGGCAACGGGCTCCGCCGCAACCCGCGCCAAAACCGCGCTGGGGCCCAAGTCAATTAGGACCCTTTGGTACTCCGCCAAGGCCTTGTTGCGGGTTGGGCCGTGCACCATTGCAAAACCGCAAACCACGCTGGTTACGGTCCAGCCAGCGCGGTTCACGGTGCGGTGCAGGGCTACCGGAGTAGGCCCCAAGTGGGCGTACAAAGTGGCCTGTACGCTGACGAATTGGTTGACGCGTACGGCAATAGCTATGGTGGTGGTGGTGGTCATGGTGGTTGGTTGGTAAGTGGGACTTGTTTGCGTCCACGACCCCCTGTAAAGGGGGTTTCGGTCTCCCGCCGGAGACCTTCGTCAGGTGGTTTGTTTACAGTTCGGTCGCTTGATTGGTAAATTACAGGGAATCAGAAAATGCTTGTTCAAAAGCCCAGAACTTTTCAACTACTGATTCTGGCACTGGCAAAGTAGCAGTACCTGATTGGTTATAGAGGCACCCCTCGTTCTCAGCTTCCCAGAGTGACCCAACGTATACCCCGTTTTTGATATCAGAGTAGATTGTGCCGTCATAATAGAGGGTGAGAGTAAAACCCCGAACTTTGTGAATTGCTTTTAATTTTGTCATTGGTTTGGTTGGGACTATTGTTTGCGTCCACGACCCCCTTTACAGGGGGTTTCGGCCCTTGCAAGGGGCCTCGTCAGGTGGTTTTAGGTTAGTCTACGCTGATCCAGAGCTGTGCCTCAAAACAGCCGCCCCACTTGTGAGCCGCTGGACCCACCAAGAACGGTGGGGTTGCGCAACGGGGCACCGCCGCGATGCACTCTTGGTCCAGCCAAACGGCCAATGCGTGGATGCGCTCAGGCACTTCGTTGGATATCCCCGCTGCGTAGTGGGACCCAAGCACTGCGCAGCGCACCGCGTAAGTGCTCTCGCCGCCGCTTTGGGAACCCCGTACGTCGTAACCCCCGCGAACGTACACGCGGTGTTGTACGGGCAAAAACCCGAAACGAGACAGCCCGAGATTGCAACGGGCTAAACTCAGTGCGTTGTTTTGCTGGCCAATGGCCAACCCGATATTTAGGTCTACTTGTTTCATGGTGGTTGGTTGGTAAGTGGGACTTGTTTGCGTCCACGACCCCCGCAAGGGGGTTTCGGTCTCCCGCCGGAGACCTTCGTCAGGTGGTTTGGTTTGGCCGCCGCTGTCAGCAACGACCACAAGCTACACTTACCGTTGAAACTGTCTACAATTATTTTTTACCCAAGGCACAAACGGGTAGTTTTCTTAGTGTTTACAAGGGTTGCAGGGCCGAAACTATTTTCAAAGTGTTAGGCTAACTAACAAGGTTTGGGGGTTGAAAAGCACCCGTTAGATTAGTCTAACAAGTACTAGGTTTGTAGTAGTGCTTAAACTAACAAGTACTAAGTTTGTAGTACCAAGCACCAAGCATCTTGTTACTAGGTTTGTAGTACACCGCACCGCGCAAGTGTACCCTGCGGTCCAAGGTACACGGTGCAGGATGCAAGATGCAAGATCCACGGTGCAGGATGCGGGGTAGGACAAGCAATGTCCTATGCCCGGGGTAATACCAGAGCACCATAGGACGTTGCTTGTCCTACGCATCCAGCCCCGCCGGAGCCGGACCCAAGAACCCAGCATCCAGAACCCAGAAACTGGACTCCGTATTATATACGTTGTAACAAGTTGAAAGTACTAAGGCTTCAGTATCAACGAGTTATGGACCATGAATCACGGTACATGACGCATGATTCACTGTTAGATGGGCCAAATTGGGTAAATCTAGCAGGATCTGGGGGCGGGCACCAGCGTGCACGGCGGGGCTACTGGGGGGTGGCCAATTTTTTTTTCCAACTCTATATACTATATATACACCCCTGCAAAAAAAAATTCTCTTTGGAACGGCGCAAAATTATGCTTTAATGCTTAGTAATTGGATTTAGAAGCAAAAATAAAGGCTCACAGGCGTGCTGGCTTCCTAGTTCCCAGCACCAAAACTTTGTCCGGCGCGGAGTGGCAAGCCCTTCGTGCGTGGATAAAACTGAATCCAGAAGCAAAGTTTAGGCGTTACGAAGTTTTTGGTAGCAAAGTTTTTTACGCGTACAGTCAAAGCGTTGCCGGGGGAATGTTTTTCACCACGTTAGGAAGAGTAAACTGGTATAACCAAAGAAAAAAAGCCGTAAATAGGCCTTTAAAGCACTACAAAAGAACGTTGGGCAATAGCCGGGACGCACGTTTTAAAGCGTGGAGCACAAAGAACGCAAGTTCTGCAAAGAGCCGGGGCCTTGCGCACACGCTAACCAAGGACGAAATGCTGGAATTATTTGAAAGACCTTGCTTTTTCTGCGGCGAAACACCAGTTGAAAACAAAACTTGGGGAATTGACCGACTGCAAAACAAGGTGGGCTACACTTACGACAACTGCGTTCCGTGCTGCGTTACGTGCAATTACGCAAAAGGCACCAGCAACCTGCACGACTTTCTAGATCGAGTTCACACAATATCAAAGAAGTTCCAATGAAAATACCTAAGTCAATTATGGTGGGCGGTGCGCGAGTCAAGATTCAGTTTAAAGAACTTGACGACGCTTACGGGCAATTCATTTACGATAAAATGAGGATAGAGCTTGACATAGAACTCTTGCGCGACCCGGTTACCTTGCGCGAGACTTTGCGGCACGAAATGATTGAAGCGACCCTGCTTATTAGCGGGGTTGGTTGGAGCGAAAAGTACGAATCCGAGGCGGTTGTGCGTGCGCTGGATAACATTTTTTGGCCAGCGTGGGACCGCTTGTTGCGGGTTCTGGACAGTAAAAAGTAACGCAAAAGTTATTGGGAACTACAGTTCATTTGAGTACCTAAAATGACCTATAACTGTCTACATCCACACCCACCACTTTGAAAAGTATTTCAAAATAAAAGTGATTTGACCATGCACTGGACAGTTGTTGTAGACAGTTATTTATATAACTCATTGATTTGTCAACAAAAGTTACATTGTTACAATAAAGGTCAAAACTGTCCAGTGCATGGTCTTTGACCATGTCTAGAAAAAAGAATATATAAGAGGGTATGTGGTAGACAGTTTTTGCTTGACCCGCGAAATAATCCGCGCTAAGGCATTCCGCGACTTATGCAAAACACACAAACTAAAAATTACGAGCTCGCTCGATTCCCAAACTACTCGTTCGACCAAACCGGGCAACCCTTCTGCAAGACCCCAACCAAGCGTGGGCCAAAGTCCGGCTCGGTTAACGTTTCGCGTTTTGTTACCCCAAACGGTGAAGAGGCTTTCAAGCTCTATGACCAGAACGGCCACCGCACCAGCGTACTGCGCAGGTCTCTTGCTCGCGCCCTAGACGACCAAGAACTTATTCCGGGCTTGGAACCCTTGCCCGGCTTTGTAACGTACTTCGTTGACCTTACAGGCCAGCCGTACTGCTTAAAGCCCAGCGGGATTCTAAACAAACTGAACTTGGATACATCTGCTCGGGCCGAAAGGTTTGTGCTTTACGACCGCAAAGGCCGCAGACGCACCCTGACTCGTGCATCGTTAATCCGGCTAGCTGGCCTGAAAACCGGAATCTGAATTACGAAACAGGACTCACGTACCGTTTTTTGGCCTTTTAAGGGGTGCTGGCGGCGTTTTTGGGTAAAAGTAAGATATTTTAGTGTTGACCACCATACAAAGCCCCGCAGCACCCCTTTATGCAAACGCGGTTACAATGATTCCGGCACCTTCCGGCAATTTTCAGGCTGGTTTTTCGGTTCGCACATAGGAAGGTGTCGGCAGATTCCGGCTGTTTGGGTAAAAGATTATTTTATTGGTATACATGATTCTTAAAAAATAAGCTTGACTCTGGGTACAGGTTCAAGGTACTTTTCGCGTTGTGCCGCCCACAACAACGTTCGAACGAAACAAGCAAGCTCAGGCTCAGCACGGTCTAACCGAAATTGAGCTTTTAAACTTGGACGATTCCGGAAAGCCCCCAAAGGGTAGCCGCTTGGCCGACGTTAACGCTGCGGTTGGAATTTTCCAAGCCTTGCTGCGTGCCGACGAAAAAGCAAACGTTAACCGTAGCCGGATCCAAGCCATGTTCGATGGTGCCCCGCCTTACGACCCGGCCGTTTTAAAATCTACAAACCAAGGAAGCCGTTGCAACCTTAACTTTGGTGAGGCTGGTCGCTTTTTGGATATTGCTGCCAGCGGTTACGTTGACCTTATTGACTCGGTTGATAGCTTGGTTCAGGTCGAAACAACCTTGGGCGAGCCCGGCGAACGTATGCACCACGACGGAGTAATTGCTGAAGAAATTACCCGCACTTTAAGGAGCTGGCCCGAGTTCTACGGGACTTACCTGCGCTTGGTAAACCAGTTCCTAATGCACGGGGTAGGCGTTACGTACTTCGAGGACGAGTTCAATTTTCGGTTCCGCGCTTGCGGCTTGGCCGACTATCTTATTCCGCGCCAAACACAAGCCAGCGAGCACTCGGTTGAGGTCGCTTGCGCACGCCGTGCGTACATGGTGCACGAGCTTTACAGCTTTATTGAAAACGAAGAAGTTGCCGCACAAAACGGTTGGGACGTAGAAGAGGTCCGCCGAGTAATTAAAACCGCCACTACCCAGAACTCGGCCCGGCAATACACTGACTGGGAAGACGTACAGCGCGAGCTAAAAAACAATGACCTCTACACCGGAATCCGCGCTAACGTGGTAAACGTGGTAAACTTGTGGGTACGCGAGTTCGACGGTTCCGTTTCAAACTTTAGCTTTGCCGAGCAAAGCCCAAAAGCATTTTTGCACAAAGGCGCAAACCGATTCGATAATCCAGAACAAGCCTACCTTTTGTTTACGTACGGGGTTGGAACTAACGGAACGTACCACTCAATTCGTGGCTTAGGCCACCGGATCTACAACCACGTTCAAACAAGCAACCGATTGCAGTGCCAGCTTATTGACTCGGCCATGCTTTCCAGCTCAATTATGCTTGCGCCCGAAACTCCCCGGGCCCTAAACGATTTAAGCTTGACCTTTTACGGGCCTTACTCGGTCCTGCCCCCGAACTTTAAAGTAATTGAAAAGGGCGTGCCCAACATTGCCACAACGGTTGGACCCGCTTTAGAGAACTTACAGGGCCAGCTAAAACAAAACTTGGACTTCTTTACCACTGCCCCGGCCGAAAGCGGTGGAGCTTACCGGAGCAAGCAACAGGTACAGGCCGAGCTAGAACAAGCAACCCGTTTAACGTCCGCACAAATTAACCAGTTCTATTCGAGCTGGCGCAGGTTATTACGCGAAGTTGTACGGCGCGTGGTTAACGGACCAAAGTCAGATCCGGCCGTGCGCGACTTCTACCGCCGCTGCGAAAACCGTGGGGTTGGTGCCTTGGCCATTAAGACCTTGGACTTCAACAAAACTATTGCAACCAAAGCGGTGGGTTACGGAAACGCAAGTAGCCGCAGCGCGGCCTTGGGCGACTTGGAACAACTTATGCCCATGCTGGACGAGGTCGGCAAACGCAACGTTATTTACGACCGAGTTGCCGCACGGGTTGGATACGAAAACGCAACCCGTTACGTGCAAAGCCCAGAATCTCCGCGCCCACCCCAAGACCTTAAAGTTGCCGAGCTGGAAAATAGTGTGTTGCAAACGGGCCGCCCAGTTTCTGTACAGCCCGGCGAAATGCACGAAACTCACTTGGGCCAGCACCTTCCATTGCTGGTACAGCTTACCGCCGCAATTGATTCGGGCGAAGCTGACCTTGTACAAACCCTGCCCGTACTGCAAGTCCTTAACGACCACGCTTCCGAGCACATGCAACAACTGGCTCAAGACCCAACCGCTTCGGTTATTGTGGCGCAAGCGCAAGAAGTACTGCAACAAACCGGACAAAAGATCTTAAACGCTACCCGAGCCGCCCAGAAACAGCAAAAAGAAGGCCAGCAACAACCGCAGTCCGGCGCGGAAACCACAAGCCAAACCGACTTAAAAGTAATGGAGCAAGAATTAAAGCTTGACTTCCTTAAGAAAAAAGGCGAATTAGAACTACAAATTAGAGCTGCAAAGGCTTCGCAAGAGCGTGCCTTGGCTGATGCCAAAATGGCCTCTAGCTTGCAAGGTCCAAATTCAAAGTAAATTATGTCTTTACCAAAAAAGCGTGCCGCTGCAATGGGCGCGGCCGTTCCAATTCCAATTCAGCACTGGTTCTCGAACTTACAAAACGTTGACGAACTCCGAAAAGTTTTTTCAAATCCTTCTTTTATGCTTGCTTGTGCTATTGTACGGAACTCAGCAATGCCTACCGGAGCTAACCTAAGTTCTTCCGACGATCACGCCTTAGCCATTAACCACGCGTACCTTGCGGGGTACTGTGACTTTGTAGATTCTTTAAACCGATTAACTGTTTTGCCTGTAGAAAATATGCAGGAAGACGAGTGGAGCTACGTACAGCCTAACAATAATCTAAATTTATGAGTGAAGTAACCGAAGTAGTACCAGTAGAGGGTGGAGGAGGCGACTTCTTTTCCTCAATTGAAGCAGCCTTTAACGCTGCGGAAAACCCAAGCCAGCCAGAGCCGCAAGAAGTTGCTCCGGAAAAACCTTACGATCCAAAGTCCTCTACCGTAGAAGACGTTCCTACAGTTACTGAAGGAACCGAGCCCGAGCCTACCCTACCCATTGACGATCCCGAGCCGGAACAAAGCTTGGAAGAACCTGAAGACGGAATTGGGGGCAAGGCTGGCCGACGCTTTAAGCAAATTAAAAATGAGCTAAAGCAAGCAAACACCGATCTTGTTGAGCTGCGCCAGCAATTGCAAGAGCGCGAGCAATTGGTAAACGAGCTTCAGTCCAGAACCAAGGAAACAGAAGAAATCGAACAAACTATTGCCCAGTACGAGCAAGCCTTGGCCATTACCAAGTTGGAGTCAACAAAGGCTTACCAAAACGAGGTTCAGGCTCCAATGGTCCAAATCGTTGAAACGGCTGACGCAATTGCCAGCAAGTACGGAATCGACTCGGACGAACTTATTGAAGCCCTTAGTTACTCGGACCGGGACCAACAAGACACAGCTTTGGAGAGCTTGTTGGAAGGCGTTAAGGAGCGCGATAAGTTGGCTATTTACGCTTTGGCCGAACAAGTTCCTTTAATCGTTGCTCGCAAACAAGTTCTTTCAGAAAATGCTTCTGCGGCTTTGGCTGAGCTTGAGCAAATCGATGCTGAAAATGCAAAGCAGGATTCCGCAAAGGCTTACGAGCAAAGGCACCAAGCGGCCCAGCAAGTTTACGACAAGTTGGTTTCAAAGGTTCCCTTCCTTAAAACTATTGAGGACTTGGACTTTAGCAACGTTGCAAAGCGTGCGGGGGATACCGACTTCGACGGATTGGACTTGCACAACAAAGTGTACTCCAAAATTGCCGGGGATGTGTTTCCAAAACTCGTACGTGAGTTTTCTAGCTTGCGTTCGGAACTGGAAGAAGCTTTGGACGAGTTAGAGTCGTTTAAAAAGGCTAGCCCAAAAACCGGAAGCGGTTCTGCAAGCAGCACTGGCCAAGCCACCCGCGTGGCCGGATCGTTTGTTGATGCGATTAACCAAGCCTTGGGCGGTTAAATAATTTCTGTTGGTTGTTGTTGGGTTAACCCCGCCTAATTTTAATAGGCGGGGTTAATTTTTTTTGTTGACGTATTGCAACATTCGGTGTTACATTACCCACGAACAAAGAAACGCGTTCCAAATTTCTAAAACACTCCTCACCGTCCTGCCAGTGGGACCCGCCTTAAAAAGCATACTGCGCTACAAAAAGGGAGTAAGAAAATTAAACCGTGGAAGTTGTTTAACAAAACCGCTTTAGAATTCCAAGCCTATGCGCAATTTGGTTTTCGTACAAAGCACCCTGTGTTTCAACTTTTTAATTTTAACTCCTTACTAAACTACTTTTATGGCCGCAATTGGTACATTCAATCCGGGCAGCGCAACCGCTGCCATTAACACTATTCTTACGCAAGAAGCGAACCGTATTGGTTCTGACATCTACGCGCAAACCCTTCACACCAGTCCTTGGATCGACCTCATTAAGAAGTCTGCTTTCCCAAGCGACATGGGCTATCAGCTTAATACCATTATCTATGACCGTTCGCTTCCTATTAAGGACGCTAACTCTGATGGTACGCCTGACGGTACTCTTGGTGTTAGCTGGACTAATCTTGGTCCAGACGCTGAAGACCGCACTTCTGCTGGCTTCCTAACCGGTGGTGTGAAAAATACGCTTGCTCCACAAACTGGCAAGTCTCTAGTTGACTTTACTCGCTCACTTAAAGCTTATTCGCTTAAGCGTGCTGTTCTTGAGTCTCCACGTATTAACATTGAAGACCTTCGCTTTGCGGCTCACCGCCAAGAGCAACTTCGTGCTATTATGGATATTCTTAAAGAGTCCACCCGTTTCTCGTGGGAAGAGCGTTACCGTGATGAGTACGATCTTCTTTGCGCTAATCTTATTACTTGTGCAGCTACGTCAACGGATCTTACTACTTCAAAAAATTCAGGCACTCAAACTTCTGCTGCCAAAATTGCTGCGAATGCCACTTACCCAACCGCTAACGTTTCGAACAAGATTCTTGATGGCTTGTACTTCAAGTTGGTTCGCGCAGGTGCTGGCACCAAAGCTTACGGCCGTGAAAACGGTCGCCCAGTGTTTGGTCTGGTCCTTAGCTCGGAAGCTTCGTACGCTTTGCAAACCGAAGCTGGATTCCGCGACGACGTTCGCTACAACGCTTCCAAGGTTAGCGAGCTAATTGCCCCTCTTGGAATCGAGAAGTCGTTCCGTGGTTACTACCACTTGGTTGATGACATGGCTCCACGCTTTGCACTGGTTAGTAGCGTATTTACTCGGATTTCACCGTATACTCTTGCGAGTGACGTTGTTATCCCAAATACAGGTTATGATGGGGCTGCATATGAGGCTGCTTACGTGCTACACGAAGAAGTAATGGAGTCCCTGATCCCAGAACCAATTTCTGGTGTTTCCGGCCTTACGTTCAATCCCGTTAATTATCGCGGTGACTTCCGTTGGACCAACATCCAATCCGAATTGCTTAACCCAGACGGTACTATTGGTTTCTTCCGTGGAGTTCTTGCTTCTGCTTCGAAGCCAATTAAGACTAACTTTGGGTACGTTGTTGTGTTCCAACGCACTAGCACCACCCCTGCTGCCTAAACCCTAAACGCTAAGGGGTATCCTTAAACAAGATACCCCTTAGCCCCATCCTTTAACTTAATAAAACGATGCCTACTCTCG